GGGTCGCCGCGCCGGCCGCGCCGGTGGCCAAGGAAGAGCAGGGCGACGACTGCGGCGGTGCACGCGCCGGTGAGGATCCAGGGAATCAAGGCAGCACCCCCAACTCCTTCGCCAGGTACAGCGCCGCATTCAGCGCCGTCTGAACATCCACGCTCGGGCTACCCTGCTCGTGGCCCGCGATGACCAGCGCCTGCATGCGGACGACCTTGCGGAGCGCGTCCACCTGCTGATGGAGCTTCGCGTGCTCAGCCAGGTCGGTGGCTGACGAGAACCCGGCGCGGCAGGTGGCGCAGTAGCCGGCGCTCATGGCGCACCGACCTTGTCCCCGAGCATCCTCGACATGACCGCATCGGCCATGCGCAGCGGCGCGGGCTTCGGCTGGCACGAGCCGCAGAGAAGCGAGTGCGTGTGGTTGGCGCCAACAGGGATGAAGGCGCAGCCGCAGCGGTTGCAGGTGAGGATCGTCTCGCTCATGCGGCCTCCAGCTGGCCCATGGCCGCGTTCGCGCCCGCGTACCAAGCCATCACCAGCGCGTGCTCGATCGCGAGGATCTGCAGCCCGGTAGCGCTCGGGCCCGCGAGGTCCACCGCCTCGGCGGCCAGCTTCTTTCGGGTGTCGGCGTCCATCAGCTCCCCTCCCGCTTGGTGTTGATCTGCTTCGCCTCGTGCTCCAGCCGCGCCAACTCGCGCGGGTCCAGCTCGCGCAGCCAGCGCGAGCGATCCGCGTGGATCAGGTCGCTGACCTTCTGCGTGTGCGCCTCGATGTGCGGCGCGTGCTCCGCGTCCCAGGCAACCAGCGCCGCACAGCCCGCGTCGCAACGGCCGCAGAACTCCGTCACCGCGTTGCAGCCCGCGCAGTGGCGATCGACGGTCTTCATCCGGCCGCATGCCCGGCAGGCCCAGTCCGGAATCTGAGGAACGCTGCCGTCCATCTGCGTCTCCGTGAACTGCTGGCGGCCACCGTCGTCTGCGTCGACTCCGAGAACCCAGCCGCCCCTTGCACTGAGCCCCAGACAGCCCGTGCTGCTGGGGCTCACCCGTTTCTCACTCGCATCTGCGTTCTCCCGACCTGCTACCCGCCCTCGCCGCCCGTCTCCGCTGCGCTCTCGATTTCGCTCTCGCGCACGTGCCAGCCGGAGCCGAACCGCCGCTGAGTCCCACCGAGCACCAACCCGACCCGCCCATCGCCCTACGCACCAGAACCCCGCCGCCCGACCTCGCCACTCGATGCACCACCGCCGCATCGACAGGACAGAGCGTATTCCGATTCGGAATGGAATGCAAGTAGGTCGAAATAGAATATTCGACCAGACTGACTTCGCGTGTGTATTCGCCGACTTGTTCAGTGGTCCGGGCTGGAGATCCGTGGTTTTCTGGGTCCACCTCGGGAGGTCGAGATGGTCTTCACCGCACTGCTTGCGCTAGCGATTGGGGCCGCTGATGGCCGCGCCGCGGTGGCCGATGCTGGTCCGGCCTCGGCTGCTTCCGCCGCAGCGAGCGCGCCTGCAGCGGTGCCCAAGGGGCCGCCTGCGACACCGTTCGAAGGCTACGGGGGCATGCCTTGGGGCACGCCCATTGAGGAGGCGAAGGCCAAGCTCGTGGGAGCGCACCTCGATGCGTCGTTCGGAGACGCGATGCCCATCCTCGTCACAGCCGAGGAGATCGCGGGCACGAAGGCGCGCGTGAACTACTACTTCGTCGAGGGGAAGCTCGCGCAGGCGGAGGTCGACTTCCAAGGGCTCAGCTCGGCTGATGAGGCTGTCGCCCAGTTCGATCGTGTCGAGGGAGTGCTCTTTGCGAAGTACGGACACGCCTGGCGCGACACGACCCAAGACCGGCGCGACCCGCAGCTCCAGGAGAGCCGCGGCATGGCGATGATGATCCGCAAATGGTACGGCCACCTCGAGTGGACCAAGCCTGGCGGCCAGCTCGAACTCCAAGCGATGTGGTTACCGCAGGGGCCCTGGGTGACGCTCACGGCGAAGGGGAACGACTACATCGCCAAGGTGCAGAAGAACATCCAGGCGACCCTGGACAAGAGCAACGAGAAGGGCCTCTAGGCGGCTTCGCTGCACACCAGCGCGACCTGGTGCCGCTCCCACGCCGTGGGCTGGACCTCGGTGACGTCGTAGCCGAACGGGCCGCGCTCGAAGCGCAGGCCACGCAGCACGTGCCCGCGCGCGACGATCCAGGTCACGTCGTCGAGTTCGACGGCTCTATGAGTTCGGGGCGGGCGTGACTTCGGATGGGGTCGTCTCAGCCGGGCGTTCGGGGGACTGCGGAGAGGCCTTGTCTGGCGGCCGAGCGTCACCCTTTGCCGCCTCTTGCTTCCGCTCGTTCCGGCTTCGCCCATAGATAAACAAGCCCGCCAATGCGACCAGGTCGGCGCCGCCGATGATCGCTCCCGTGGCCGGAAATCCGTGCACGGTCACATACGCGGCCACCGTGAGGCCGAACAGCGAGACGATCAGGGCAGCGGAGGTCCCGAGCTTCTCTTGATTGAGCCGTCCACCGATGACGACCAGATCCCGTCGATGTCGATGCGCCTGCTCCGACTCAGCCATGCGCATGATGCGCTCGGGGAAGTCTGGTCCTGCAGCTCCATATCCGAAGAGCGTGCGAGGGTCGGGTAGGGGGCCCTGGTGCTGATAGACCCGAAGGTGATTGACCTCTTCGGTGCGCACGACTGGAGCCCGGTTCTCGGACGATGTTTCAATCGCCGCTTCGCGGGCATCGAGGTAATGCTTCTGGCGCGCCAGCGCTTGGCTCTGGCGTTGGAGCTCTTTTTCTTTGCGTCGGCGGCGGCTGTTGTTCATTCGCGAGCGGCACTGGCCGCAGCGAGAATATCAACGCCTACGGCGCGCCAGTCCTGGCCGAGCGCTTCCGCATCGTCGGCCTGCGACCCGCACGAGTATTCGAGATGCCGGAGCTGACCGCCCATATCGAATACGGCGGCGACACCGTCCAAGAAGCCGCCAGGGACGGCGCCAACAATGCATCCGCCTGCGAGCGCCTTCTCGAGCGCCCGCTCGTACTCACGCTCTGCCTGCAGCGCGTGAGCCCTTGCGCGCATGATGAGCTTGGTCATGGGAGACTCAATATAGCTTCGAGGGGACGGCCCAACAACCGCAGCCTATTTCTAGGTTGCACGCAGTCAACATCCTTGCCGATTTGTCGATTCCCGGTCTACGCCGCCACGCACAGCGCGAGCGCCCGGCCGCCAGCAGCAGGCCTCTAGCCCACCCGACAGAGCGTCACGGCGCGGCGTCCGCCGGTCCACCAGGCGCGCGCCTCGAAGCCCCCGGCACGCACCGAGCTGTGGCGCTCGCTGAACGCAGCCTCGGCAGCCACGAACGCCTCCAGCGCATCCAGGTCGCTCGGGACGTCCACGCCCTGGCCAGCTTCGCGAAACTTCGCGCGCGAGCCTTCCCACGCTGCTGCAGCCATTCCGGGAGCCACCTCGCAGACGCGCCGCGCGAGAGCCTGCCAGCTGCAGTGCGGCCACCATTCGCGAAGCACGGCGAGGTCCCAATCACACGACGAGCCCGAGGCCTCGAATTCTCGGACGGGCATCATCAACGACGCCGCGATCGCCTGGCAGACGTTCTCGTGCTCGCCGCCAAGGTGCTCGGGCAGCTCGAGCTCCGCAAGCTCATGCGCGATGACCCACTCCATGCGTGGCTGGTGCGAGAAGGGCGAGATATAGATCGCCCGCAGGAATGGATCAGTGCATCCGAGCACACCCAGCCCGAGATTTGAGCGAATCGAGACGAAGACCCCGAGGGCCTTCGCGAGCGCCGAGGGCGGGCTTCCAGGTCGAAGCAGAGACCTACTGAGAATCCTCTTCGCCAGGTGCTCCGCTTGCCTTGTCCTGGATCGCGAGTTCCTCGCGCCAAAACTTGAGGCGTCGCTCCCAGTGGCCATCGTCCTTGATGAGCCAGGATTCCGTTTCGGTGCGATCTCGCTCGAGGTAGCTGCGTTCCCGTCGTGTGATGTGAAGCCGTCGCGCGTGTCGCTCAAGAAACCCCTCCAGGCCGGGAGGAAGCCTAACCTTGGGGGCTGACGTGCTCGTCTGTTCAGTAGGTTGCACGACCGAGCCGCGGAAGGTCATCGGCTCGCGACCATGGAGCGCGTTGACGGTGACGCCAAGAGCATCCGCAATCCTCGAAAGAAGATCGGAGTCGAGCGTCTTTTTCTTGCCCTTCTCGATCTTCGAAACAACAGGCTGAGAAATTCCGACGAGCGCGCCGAGCGCCGTCTGGTCGAGCCCCCGCGATTCGCGCGCCTCCATGATGCGTGCGCCGATCACCGCCGTTGAGCGCTCGCCCGGCTCTAACGGTTCGGCGGGCGGAGGCCTGGGTGGCGCCTTGCGTGTGCCTGGGTTCATTCCGATTTCGTATCGCACGCCCGCCCTCGCCCGAAAGCTGAACAACTTCACCGCGACATCGGCGAATTCCGTTTCGACCTATTCCGACTTGCGCTGGAATATTCCGATATGTTATCTGTGTCCTCGCAATGGACCATCCGCTCACCGAATATCTCAGACGGCCCGACCTCAAGAATCCTGCCAAGAGCATGACGCAGGACGAGTTCGCGAAGCTGGTTGGCTGCAGCCAGCCCGTCATTTCGAAGTTTCTTGCCGGCACCCTGCAAAGCTTTACGCAGGACACTGCCGAGCGCGTAGTTGAGGTCACGAAGGGCAGAGTGACGCTGCTCGACTGCCTCTACTCGACGCCTTTCCATCAGAAGCAGAAGCGCCGCCCCTCCACTTCCTGACCTCCACCGCCGCGCCCGGCTTGTCCGCGCGCGGCTTTCTTCTGCCCGCACAGCGAGCGTTGGCCAGCTTGCTCGCCTCGCAGAACGACACCAGCACCGCCCAGAGGGGAACATGCCGATCGTCGGAAAGAAGCTGGAGCCCGCGGTACTGAGCGACCTCCGCTCGACACTCGCGCAGTTCCGAGCCGAGGGCCTGCCGTCCCCGCACGCCGAAGCGCTGCTCGACCATGCCGACTGGCTTCAGGCGGAACTCGACCGCCACATCCGCGTCGCGCAGGCGAAGCCCGACAGCGCCGGCATCGCCGTGGAGATGGTGTGCGAGCCAAAGAGCGCCGTCGGCTGGACGGTGGTCACCACGGACCCGAAGGGCGATGCGAAGCGCGAAGTCACGATGGCCCTCGAGACCATCAATCTGCTCGCGGTCCAGTACCAGTGGTTCGATTTGCGCGAAAGGATGCGCGTCGTCTTCGCATCAATCGTGAGGTCGCTCGAGACGGTTGGCGAAGCGACGCCGGACCGCATCCTTGCAACGCTAGATCGGCAGAACGGGATCGACGCGGCTGCCAGTGAAGCGAAGAAGCGCGGGCGCGCTTGGCGAGAAGCGGAGGCCCTGCGCGGCGAAAACGAAGCGCTCCGGTGCGTCGTTGCCGAGCAGGAGGCGCTGCTCCAAGGCGCCTGCGGCTACGCGTTCGAGACAGGCCGAGGTGCCGCTTGATCTCCTCCTTCATCAAGCTCCCGCACCGCCCGCGCGTCTCCGTCATCGCTGTTCGCGTGACCGCGGTCGCTGCACAGCGAGCGTTGGCCAGTTTGCTCGCCTCGCCAGACGACATCCGCGCCGACCAGAGGGGAACATGAACCACGGCCCCAAGCACCACCGGACAGCAGAAGAGCGCGCGCGGATCGAGCGTCGTCTCGTGGAGATCTGGAACTCAGATCCTGAGATCACGTGCAGCGCGCTGGCCGAGCGCTTCCGCCTCTCGGGCACATACGTCGGCGACGTGCTGGCCCAGGCGTTGAAGGACGGGCGCACCACCAGGTCGACGAAGCCGGCGGCCTCTGACAAGCGCCGGGTGAAGCGCACTGCGGCGGGCGCGCGATGAAGATCCATCCGCTCGCCGACGCGCTCCCGATGATGGCGGCGCTTGAACTCCAGCAGCTCGCCAACGACATCCGAGAGAACGGCCTCAACCACCCGCTCGTGCGGCGGAACGGCTGGCTCATCGACGGCCGCAACCGCCTTGCGGCTTGCAAGCTCGCCAAGGTCGAACCGCGCTTCAGGGAACTGCCGGAGAGCGCCAGCGCGGCCGCCTTCATCCTGTCGGAGAACGCGCGGCGCCGGCACATGAACGAGAGCCAGCTCGCGCTGATCGGCGCTCAGGCTCTGCCGCACTTCGAGGCTGAGGCGGCCGGGCGGAAGATGAAGGGGCGCAAGCCTGACCTTGGCGCCCCGGGGCGCCATGCCCCAGCAGGGGCCATGGAAGCAGCGGTGCCTGAGAAGGGCAAGGCCGCCGCCCAGGCTGCTGCCGCATCAGGCGCCGCACCCCGATCCGTCGAGCGAGCGAAGCAGGTCTTGAAGTTCGCCGCACCCGAGGTTGTCCAGGCCATCCGCGATGGAGCGTTGACGCTCAAGGATGCGGCGCGCGTCACCCAGAAGCCCGCGACCGAGCAGAAGCGGCTCGTGCGCGCTGTGTTGCGCGGCGATGCGAAGAACCTACAGCAGGCGTCGAAGGCCCAGACGGCTGCCCAACTCCGCGCAGCGCCGATCCCGATGCCCGGTGGCCCCTTCGGCGTCATCGTCGCCGATCCACCCTGGCGCTACGACCTCCGCGAGGACGATGAGAGCCACCGCGGCAAGACCGACTACGGGACGATGAGCATCGAGGAGATCCGTGCGCTCCCGGTCGCGACGATCGCGAAGCCGGACTCCGTCTTGTGGCTCTGGTGCACGAACGCCTTCCTGGTGCAGGACGATGCGCCGATCCAGCGCGTGCTGCGCGCCTGGGGCTTCGCTGGCGTCACGCTCCTCACCTGGGACAAGGAACGCTTTGGCGTCGGCAACCGGCTGCGGAACTCCACCGAGCACTGCGTGCTCGCTGTCCGCGGCGCACCGATCACCGAGGGCGGCAGCACGTCGACGCTGCTGCGTGAGATTCGCCGCCAGCACAGCCGCAAGCCCGAGTCGTTCTGGCCGCTGGTGGAGCGGGTCTGCCCTGACAGCGCGCGCGTGGAGCTCTTCAGCCGCGAGCCGCGCAACGGCTGGCAGGTGTGGGGCAACCAAACCGAGAAGTTCGCCGGCGAGGCCTCCCGATGAAGCCCACCCTCCACCAGGTCGGCAATGTCCAATTCGCCGTGACTGAGCGGCCGGGCGGTCTCGACCTCGAGCAGATCACGCCTGGCCCGCTGGCGTCGCACCTCACGCAGGAGCAGGCCAACGAGCTGCTCAAGGTGCTCAAACGCCATGTGAAGCGCCGCATGCCCGGCCCGGCGCCGCGGGTGAAGTGCGAGCACTGCGGCCGCGAGATTGCCGTCGTGGGTGGCCACCTCAGCTGGCACGGCGAGCAGGAATCGGCACCGGGGCGCGAGCCGGTGAAGTGCCCGGGCAGCGACGCGCTCATCGTGAATCCCACGGGAAGGCGGGCGCCATGAGCTGGCTCGCCTGGGCCGCGGTGACCGCCGCCTGTCTCGTGCTGGGCATGCTGTACCGCCGGTCGCAGCGGCGCGGGGCAGGTCCCGAGCCCGAACCCGCGCCCACGCCCACGCTTCCGTCGCCTCCGCTTCGTCTCTCACGGTTCCGTCCTCAGCCGTTCTGTCCGTGCCCGCGCTGCGCCGTGCATCGCGAGTCCGTCTGCGTCTTCGAGCGCGATGCCGCCGACCCGGCGCGCGTGGAGCTGCTCGAGGTCATGTCCTGGAACACCAACCCGGAGGCCTCGGCGTGACCGAGACCCTCGCCATCCCGGGCCGTCCGGAGGCTCTCGTGCTCGAGCACCGCGCCGGCCGCGTGTTCTGGAGCGTCGGCGACTGCCGCGGCGACGAGCTCACCGCGGGCGCCGCGCTCGCCGTGGCGGAGCGATACCTGGGCGTGCGGGTGGTGCGCGAGGTCCGCGCGGCGCCGCGCCTGTCGGTGCGCCAGGTAGGACCCAGCAGCCGCAAGCCCGGCGCTGGTCCGAACATCGGCGTCGCCTATGTCAGCGCGACTGCTGGCGCCCAGTTCGCTCGCAAGTGGGAAGCGCAGGGCCCGCTCTGCCACCACGGCCAAGCGCAGAAACGTTGCGAGGCCTGCGACGGCTGGATGCACGTCTGCCCGGGCTCGGCGCCGCACAGCTGCTTCCAGGAGCCCTGACGTGGATCTGCGCGACTACCAGGTCAGAGCGATCGAGCAGCTGCGCGAGCGCATCCGCGCGGGCGTGCGTCGGCTGCTGCTCTGTAGCCCCACGGGCTGCCATGCGCGCGGCCAGCGCGTGCTCATGTTCGACGGCAGCCTGCGCGCCGTCGAGGACGTGCGCAAGGGCGAGCGGCTCATGGGCCTCGACAGCACGCCGCGCACCGTGCTCCAGCTCTGCCGTGGCCGCGACCAGATGTTCAACATCGCGCCCACCAAGGGCGCGCCGTGGATCGTGAACGGCGACCACGTGCTCACGCTGATTCGCACGAACGATGGTCCGCGCGGTGGCGAAATCGTCGACGTCACCGTGCGCGAGTGGATCGGCTGGAGCCGGACCGCGAAGCACGTGCACAAGCTCTTCCGCGTCGGCGTCGACTTCGAGTCCGGCGCGCTGCTCCCGATCGATCCGTACTTCCTCGGCGTGATGCTCGGAGATGGGATCCTCACGCGCACGGTCGGAGTCTGCAAGCCCGATCCCGAGATCAAGGCAGCCGTCGCGCGCGAGGCCCAGCGCTGGGGTCTGCGCATCTCGCTCGACCAGGCCGGCACCACGTCCGAGGTACAGAAACTGGTGGGCGTGCCTGGCAAGCCCAACCCACTGGTGAACGCGCTGCGCGCGCTGGGGCTGCACGGCGCCGACTCCGGATCAAAGTTCATCCCGAACGACTTCAAAACCGCGAGCCGCGACGAGCGCCTGGAGTTGCTCGCTGGCCTCGTCGACACGGACGGCTCGCTGGCTGGCGGCGGCTACGACTTCGTCTCCAAGTCGCGCCAACTCTCTGAAGACGTCGCGTTCCTGGCGCGCAGTCTGGGCCTCGCGGCCTACGTGGCCGAGTGCCAGAAGAGCGCACAGACGGGCGCCGTCGGCACGTACCACCGCGTCACGATCTCTGGTGACTGCTCGGTGGTGCCCTGTCGCATCCCGCGCCGTCGGGCTCCGCCGCGCCGCCAAGTGAAAGACGTGCTTCGCACCGGCTTCTCTGTCGAGCCGCTCGATGCGGATGACTTCTTCGGCTTCACGCTCGACGGCGACCAGCGCTACCTGCTTGACGACTTCACCGTCACCCACAACAGCGGCAAGACGGTCATGTTTTCGTCGATGGCGGAGTCGGCGGCCGCGCGCGGCAAACGCGTGGTGGTGATCGCGCACCGCAAGGAGCTGATCGACCAGACGCACGCGAAGCTCGAGGCGTTCGGCGTACGCGCCGGCGTCGTCATGGCCAGCGACCCGCGCTTCGACGACTACCTGCCGGTGCAGGTCTGCTCGATTCAAACGCTCGCGCGGCGGATGGATCGGCTCCCTCCAGCAGACCTGGTCATCTACGACGAGTGTCACCACGCCGTGAGCGAGACCTCGAAGAAGGTGCTCGAGGCCTACTCGAGCGCGGTCCTGCTTGGCGCGACGGCCACGCCCTGGCGCACCGACAAGCGCGGCCTGGCAGATCTCTTCGACGACGTCGTGGTGGCTGCGACGCCGGCGGAGCTCATCGCCCGCGGCGCCCTCGTTCCCTACGACCCGTTCGCGTACGACGCGCCGGACCTGCACGACGTCGGGCTCGTCGCTGGCGAGTTCAACCAGAAGGAGCTCGGGCTCGCCTGCAACACCGACGTCCTCGTCGCCGACATCGTCCGCGAGTACTCCGAACATGCGCACGGTCGGCGCGGGCTGATCTTCCCGGTCGACATCGCCCACAGCCGGCACCTGGTCGCCGAGTTCCAGTCCGGCGGCTTCCATGCCGAGCACCTGGATTGCGACACGCCCAAGGACGAGCGCGAGCGCATCATCGACGGGCTGCGCAGCGGCAGCGTGACGCTCGTCTCCAGCGTGGGCGTGCTCACCGAGGGCTTCGACGCACCGGCGGCCGAGGTGTGCATCCTCGCGCGGCCCACGAAGTCGCTCGGCCTGTATATGCAAATGGTCGGCCGGGTGCTGCGCCCGTCGCCGGACACCGGCAAGGCGCGCGCGCTGATCCACGACCACGCCGGCAACCTCCTGCGGCACGGCTTTCCCGACGACGACCGCGAGTACTCGCTGAGCGCGACGCCGGCGCGCGTGCGCGAACTCTCCACGTGCCCGATGTGCTGCAGCGTCTTCGGCCGCGTCCGCGACGACGGCACGTGCCCCCGGTGCGGAGAGGTCATCGCGCCGCCGCGCGCGCAGGGCGCCAATGACGAGCCCGACGCCGACGCCGCCTCCGAACGCAAGACGGTCGATGGCGTTCGTCTCGACCGCGCGGCCATCGAGCGGCTGCGCGAGAGGCTGACAGGAGGCGGCGTTCGCCGCGAACTCACCGACCTGCAGGTGGTGCAGGTGTCGCAGGCGACCCGCGCGGACAAAGCCGCCGAGTACTTGCGGCTGCAGGCTGTAGCGGAGCGAAAAGGCTTCAAGCCCGGCTTCGTGGCCAATGCATACCGCGAGACGTTCGGGGTCTGGCCGCGCTTCAAAGACGAGGACCTCGCCGGCGTCGAGCCCGCCCACAATCCGTTTCTCCCGCTCCCATCCGTCGCGGCAGCGGCGCGACTGGCAGGTCTCCATCCAAATACGGTTCTGAAACGCATGAAGGAAAAGGGATTGAGCCTCGAGGAGGCGCTCTCAACTGAGAAGTTCAAGACTGGCAGCCCGCCAGATCCGAACAGCATTTCAGGTAGAGCTCGACGTGCAGGACTGAGCGTCGACTTGGTCCATCAGCGACTTCATATGGGTTGGACTCTGGAGCAGGCCCTCAGCTGCGGGCCTGGTCAAAAGCGCCATGGCTGAGGCCGTCTACCAGCGGCTGGTGCTCGGGCGACTCGAAGTGCTCCGCCCCCGTGTGCGCTTCTGGCGCGCAAACACCGGCTTCGCCCGCGACGGACGCGGCCGCGGCGTCCGCTTCGGCGAACCCGGCCAGCCGGACATTCTCGGCGTCGCCGCCGGGCGCGGCTTCGGGATCGAAGTGAAGGACGACGGCGAGCGGCAGCGACCCGAGCAGCGCGAGTGGCAGTCCAGTTGGGAGCTCGCCGGCGGCATCTACCTGCTCGCGGTCGGCAAGGACGGCGCTCTCGCCGCCGTGGAGCGCGTGCGGCTGATGCTCCTGGAGGCGCCATGGTAGCCGCGCGCGCGCTGCCACCTGCGACACCGGCGCTCCCCGAGGACGCGGAGCTGCTCGTCCACGCCCTGGACCGTCTCCCGCTTGAGCACGTTGTGCGGTCGGTGGGCGCGTGGCCGCTGCGCACCTGCCCGCGCGCAAGCTGCCGCGCACCCATCTTCGTCGCTGGCGGCGGCTGGGCGTGCACCAGCTGTGGCGCTCTCGGCGGCGCGGGCGCCTTCGTCGCCGCGTTCTTCTGGGACTGGGGCTTCGACCAGGCGCACGCCGCCACGTGCACAGGCTGTGAGGGGTGTAGAGATGTCTGAGAACGAGCCACCCGACGAGCCAGAGTGGATGCGCGACGCTCCGCCGCCCGTTCCGGGACCGGTGCAGCCGCGTCCGCCTTCACGGCCTCTTCAGGCTGTGCCACCAGCTCCGGCAGAGCCACCTCCTCACGATGCGCCGCCGCCCTGGCTCGATGATGAACCTGCAGCTCCTGCTGGCAACGCCGTTCCGATCTCGTCCGCCTGGCCGGAGCGGCCGCTGCGAAGTCGTTCGTACCTGAGTCTCTATCGGCTGCTCTCCGAGCCAGGAAAGCGTGAGCGCGTGCTCGGGAGCCAGTCGGTTCGGTTCAACGAACTTCGGAACGTCATCGAGATTGGTGGAGAAGCCATCACCGACGTCGCCGTCTCAGAGATCCGCGCCAAGCTCGAGCTGATGTGGGTCGCCAACAAGAACGGCGACGGCATGAAGTTCGCCGTCGAGGACATCGATCGAGCGCTCGCGCACATCGCGAGCAGCAATCGGTACCACCCGGTTCAAAACTACCTACGCGGCCTGAAGTGGAACGGCGAGGACTGGATCGACTGGCTCTGCACGGACGTGCTTGGGATCCGCGAGCCCTCGCCGATCGAACTCGCGATGATGCGTCGTTGGCTCATCTCGTCCGTCGCTCGCGCGATGAAACCCGGTTGCAAGGTCGACACGGTGCTCATTCTCGCCGGCGGCCAGGGTGCGAAGAAGTCCACGTTCTTCGAGCTGCTCGCTGGCGAGGGTTGGTTCTGCGACTCGAGCTTCGACCCGTCCACGAAAGACGGTCAGGACGCGATGGCCGGCCATTGGATCTATGAGTGGCCCGAGCTCGAGTCGATGCAGCGTGCGCGCAGCCAGAACTCGGTGAAGGCCTTTCTTTCGAGCCGCAGCGATACCTTCCGGCCGCCATATGGAAAGCACCGGATCACGCGCCCACGCACGTGCGTCATCGTGGGTACGAGCAACGACGACGACTTTCTCACCGACCGCACGGGTAACCGTCGCTACTGGCCCATCCACATCGGCAACAACATCGACTTGGCTGCTCTGAAGTCAGAGCGGGATCAGGTCTGGGCCCAGGCGTTTCATCTCTACCAGCAGCGAGAGCAGTGGTGGCTCACGCCCAGTGAGGAACACGATCTCACCGGCCAGCAGAGCGAGTTCGAGGCGTCCACGTCGTGGGACACGCTTGTCGCGCAGTTCCTCTCTGCTCGGCTCTTCATGCAGTCGATCGCCCTGCACGAGGTGATGTCCGAGGCCTTGAGAATCGAGCTGAGGGACCAGAAGGGGAACAACGAGGTCCTCGCTGCGGCGGCGATGAAGAAGGCGGGCTGGCAGAAGTATCGAGCTCCAGGCCCGGGACGCCCGTCGCTGTGGCGACCCAAGAAAGACGGTCTCTCGTGAGTCCAGATCGCTCGCCTGTGACACCCCTTCGATCCGAGATCGCAGGCCATCGAAACATGGACGATCTGCGATCGCTGGCCTCGCCGGAGCCTGCGTACGAACCACGAATCAACAACTTACACACTTCTCATGATCGCTTGATCGCTCGGTTGATCGCTCGGTCGTTGAGCCTGCGATCATGCTTTTCGATAATCGAGCTCAACACTTACGACCTCATGATCGCTCGATCACAGGCTTCACTACCTATGGCAGCCACAACTCGAAGGGGACGCGTTTGCGCCCTTCAGACCCCCTCGAACCGAGCGATCAAGCGATCATCGATACTCAACAGTGTGAACTGACTAAACAAAACTATGATCGCTCGCTCAATGAGCCTGCGATCAGCCAGCGATCAGGGAGGATCAACATGCCGCGCAAGAACCTGTCCCGAGAGCCCGAGAAGCCTCTCCGCGAGTTCCAGTTCAGCTACATCCTCGACGGCCAGCACTGGCAGATGCGCCATGGCCGCGCTGATGCCGCGTACAAGGCGGCCTTCAAGGCCGAGTCAGCGCTCTTCTCCGACCACCGCGAGCTCGTGAACCGCGGCGAAGGCCCGTCCGACGAGGAACGCGAGCGTGTCCGGATCATGGCGAAGGCGCTCGCGTACGTGCGCTGGTGGCCGCTCGATGTCGCGCTGCAGCTCGCCGTCGCTGAAGAGACGGGCATGCATGGAGGCACCCGAGTCACGCCTGAGCACGCGCGCGCCCGGCTGCTCTGGCTCAACAAACCCAAGAAGGTGTGACCCGTTGTGGTTGTTCCCGCCCACCCAGCAGCCGAACACGAAGTGACTGCGAGGCCTTCCATGGATTCGACAACGACCCACCCACACCCAGGGCGCGAAACCGGGCAGGAACCGCACATTCAGGCGGCGGACCGCGACGCGGGTGTCAGCTACGCCAAGGGAGCCAGCACGTGAGCCCCATCCCCCTGTCGTCCCTGCGGCCCGACCCGCGCACCGAGTCCGAGCTCCGGTGGTTCTTCACTGCCGCCGCCGGCGAGATGGGCCTGCGCTCGAACTGGGAGGCGTACGCGCGCGAGGGCATGTACCTCACGCGTCGGAGGTCCACGTACTCGGTGGACATCGCGTCTATCATGCCGGACCTCCGCGGCGCGCACCGGGCCAGCCCGATCATGCGAGCGCTGAACGAGCTCGAGCCCGAGCAGCGCGGCATTCTGTCGGCGGCGTACGGCGACCTGCGCGAGACGATGAAGGCCTGGCCGGCGCTCACCGAGAACCAGGCGGCAGAACTCACGCTGGCGTTCCGGGACCTCACCGGCGTGGTGCCCTGGGCAGCGCAGGAGGCGCACCAGCGCTCGCGCACGACTCGGCCGGTGGTGGACTGGCTCATCCGGCTACATCGGCGCGCGAAGAGTGACCGGGCTGCCGCGGCAGCGAAGGCAGAGGTGGTGCGCGAGGCCGAGGCTCAGGTGATGGCGGCCACGCGGGCGTTCTCCGCGGCGAAGAAGCTGCGCCGGCGGGCGGGGTAGGCCATGGGACGCCCGTGCACGGTCTGCAACCACGAGAAGCGCGTCGAGATCGACGCCGCTCTTGCGGGCGGAGAGTCGTACCGGAACGTAGCGAATCGTTTCGGAACAACTCCGAGCTCGGTGAACCGGCACCAGGCGCACATCCCGCAGGCCCTCGTGAAGGCTCAGCAATCCGCCCAGGTCGCCCGCGCGGATGGCCTGCTCGGTGAGGTGCAGCGGCTACGTGACGAGGCCCAGCGGCTCGGCAAGCTCGCGGAGGAGGCCAAGAACTTCACCGCCGCTCTGCAGGCCATTCGCGAGCAGACGCGGATCATCGAGCTGCTCGCCGAGCTCGCGAAGGAGGCCGCCAAGAACGCGCCGCCGTCGTCGGACGAGACAGACATGTCGGGGCTCACCGAGGCGCAACTCGAGGCCCTGGCTGCTCTGGAGGTGAAGAGTGCCAGCTAGCACCGCCATGCAGCGGCACGGCCGCAGCGGTGTGGGGCAGCTCGCGCGCGCGGAGCTCCTGCGGCGCTCGTTCTCGCGCTTCGTTCGCGCGGCGTGGCATGTCAACGAGCCGGCGACGCCGCTCGAGTGGAACTGGCACCTCGACGCGCTCTGCGACCACCTGCAGGCGATGGTCGAGGACTGGATCCGCATCCAGCTTGAGCGGCGCGAGCGCATCGAGCCCGACTCGCTCGAGGGCAGGGAAGCGCGGCGGCTCGGACTGCACCTGGTTGACGGACGCGTGGCGGACGAGGTCGTCCAGCGCATTCAGAACCTGCTGATCAACGTGCCGCCCGGCACCGGCAAGTCGCGTGTGGTCAGCGTGATGCTGCTGCCGTGGGTGTGGACGCGGTGGCCGAGTTGGCGCGCGAAGTTCCTGTCGGTGAACCCGGGTGTGGCCATGCGCGACGCAGTGTTCTGTCGCGAGCTCCTGCGCAGCACCTGGTACCGCGACACGTTCCAATCCGACTGGGAGCTCAGCGAGGACCAGGACGCGAAGGGGCTGTTCAAGAACACGAAGGGAGGCTGGCGCCGAGCGATCGGCTACTTCGCTGGCGCCGTCGGTGATCGCGATGACGCGGAGGTTGTGGACGACGCGAACGACCCCGACGACGTGCACAGCGAGAAGTCGCGCGACGCGGTGAACAACCGCTGGGACGACACGCTCAAGAACCGCCTCAACGACCTACGCTCGTCGCTGCGGATGCTCATCCAGCAGCGAGTGCACACCGAGGACCAGTCTGGGCACGTGCTTGCCGACACCAGCATGCCCTGGGTGCACCTGCGCATCACGATGGAGCGGGAGGCCGACGACAAGGGTTGCGAGTGCCCCACGTGCAAGGCAGGCGTCACGCCCATCGGCTGGCGCGACCCGCGCGCGCCCGGCGAGCTCCTTGACCCGAAGCGCTTCCCCGAAGAGGTGCTCGCGACGTTCCGCGCGAAGTCATACGTCTGGACCTCGCAATACCAACAGCGCCCGGTACCCACGGCCGGAAACCTCTTTAACCCTTCGTGGTGGCGCTTCTGGCGGCACTCGTGGGAAGCGGAGATCCCCGCGCTCGCCGTGCGCACCGTGGTGATCCCCGAGCGCTTCGACTGGACCGCGCTCAGCTGGGACTGCAGCTTCAAAGAAACGAAGACCTCGGACTTCGTCGCCGGCGGCGCATGGTCGGGCGTCGGAGCTCTTCGGTACCTGCGCGCACTGGCGTGGGACCGCATGGACATCGTGAAGACGATGGAGCAGCTCGAGCGCCAGATTGCCGACTTCCCCGAGTACCAGGAGTGCCTCGTCGAGGAAGCCGCGAACGGCCACGCCGTGCTGCAACTCATGCGGTCGAAGATCCGCGGGATCATCGGCGTCACGCCGGAAGGCGGGAAGGCCTCACGCGCCGCAGCTGGCGCGCCACAGGTGGAGGCCGGCCAGGTGTTCCTGCCGCTGCACGCACCTTGGCGCGATCGCTACATCGCGCAGCACACCGCGTTCCCGAACGGCGCGAACGACGACGCGGTCGATCAGCAGAGCCAGATTTTGCTGCGCAAGCAGTCGCTCACGGGCGGCTCGGTGTTCAAGGGCAAGGTCGCGATGGGCACGAGGAGGATGTGATGGCGAGACAGGGTGGGGCAGAGCTCAAGGCGGCATACAGCATCCCCGAGCTCGCGGAGATGAGCGGGATGGACCGCCACCGCGTGCGTCGGATGCTGGAGAGCAACGGCGTCGAACTGAAGCGCAGCGGGCGCGCGATCCTGGTCTTCACGTCGGCGTTGCGGCGCGCGCTGCCTGACCTGTGGGATTCGATTTTGGACCGAGAGGCGGCGAACGAATGAACCCCTCGGCAGGACCTGTTTGCCGGGCTCGCGAAGTTCGCGGGGTGAGAAACAAAGTTCGTTCGCCTCGTTCGCCTCGTTCGGAATCCGCCACTGTCTAAATAGGAGCCCACGCGCACCGGATGCGTATGAGGCCTGCGAGGCCACGGGCTCCGAACCTTTCGCGCCACAGCGGCGCCTACCGCCGTGGCCACCAAGCCCAACTTCAAGCCCCAGCGCGACCTTCCGCTCACCCCGATCTCATATTGGGGTGAGGTGGCGTTCGTGAAGCGCGCGCTCGATGACCTCGAGCGTGGCTACTTCCGCCTGGCGGCGCACCTGGTCGACGCGATGTTCCGCGACGACCGCATCTCGGGCGCCATGGCCACGCGTGTGAACGGCGTGCTCGGGCAGCCGCTCGAGATGGATGGCGGCGACGATCCGCCGGCGCCGGTGGTGAAACTCGGCGAGGAGCTCGAAAAGAACTGGCCGTCGATGTTCCCCGAGGCCGATCTCGAGGACGTCGTTCGCTGGGGCATCATGCTGGGCATCGGCACCGGCGAGATGCTCTGGAAGACCAGGCCGGATCGCTGGGTGCCGCGGCTGAAGGTGTGGCACCCGTCCATGGCGTACTGGGACTGGGGCCCGCGGAATTACAAGCTCATCACCGAGGACGGCCAGGTTGACCTGTCCGATCCTACAGACGAAGGCGATGGCAATTGGCTCGTCTTCACGCCGTACGGCTACCAGCGCGGCTGGATGCGCGGTGCGGTGCGGTCGCTGGCGCTGCCATGGCTGATTCGCGGCTGGGCTCGGCGCGACTGGGCGCGGCACAGCGAGGTGCACGGCAGCCCGGTGAAGAAGGGCTGGGTTCCACAGAACGCGACCGTCGAGGATCGCGACAAGTTCATCGAGGCGATCTCGCAGCTCGGCGCCGAGGGCGTCATCGAGTGCGTCACGTTGCCCGACGGCACGAAGTTCGACATCGACCTCGTCGAGGCGAAGGCGCAGACGTGGGAGGGATTCCGGGAGCTGCTGGGACACGCCGAGACGGCGATCTCCATCGTGCTGCTCGGGCAGAACCTCACCACCGAGGTGAAGCAGGGCAGCCGAGCTGCCGCGCAGGTGCATGACGGGGTCCGCAAGGACTTCCAGCAGGCCGATGCGCGCAAGCTCGGGCGCAGCGTGCAGGTGCAGGTGCTGCGGCCCTATGCGGGCTTCAATCTGGGCAATCCCGATCTCGCGCCGTTCCCGGCGTGGCAGACGGAGCCGCCCGAGGATGAGATCCAGCGTGCGGACGCGCTGCAGAAGGTCGGCGGGTTCCTCACCTCGGCGAAGACTGCCGGCGTAGAAGACGTCGACCAGCGTGCGCTGCTGGATAGCTTTGGAATCCCGCTGCTGACGCCCGCGCAAGTTGAGCAGCAGAAGCAGGACGCCGCCGAGCGCGCGGTTGCCGCCCAGGAGGCGTTCAAGCAGCGCTCGGCTGCGGAGCCTGGCCAGGACGACGAGGAGCCCGAGGACGAAGAGTCCGAAGAGCAGCTCGCCGACAAGCCCAAGCGCAAGCTCCCCAAGGGCGCGCGGCAGGGTCAGGCGTACGCCGATCGGCTGGTTGCAGCGGCGGTGGGGCAGGGCGCGGATGCGCTCGGCACCACGCTCACCCGGCTGCGCAGCGTCATCGATCAGGCCACCTCGCCGCAGGACCTGCGTGAGCGACTGGTTGAGGCCTTCGCTCACTTGAGCGCGGGCGAGTTCCAGACGCTCGTCGAGCGCGCGCACATCATGGCCGAGCTCATGGGCCGCACGGCCGTGCTCTCGGATCTCTGATGCCGCGCGACATCATCAAGCTGGGGCCCGCGGACGGAAGCGTCTCCGAGCCGCCGGCGAGCCCGGTCCAATTCGAGGAGGCGATCGAGGCGTTCCGCGACCGCGTCCCGATGACGGACGACGAGTTCGAGGCGCTCGGGCAGATCGCGCGGAAGCGCGCCTTCACGGTCGCGAACCTGACGCAGCTCGAGGTGATCAACGACGTGTGGCGTGCGTTGGACAGCGCCATCGCGAACGGCGACACGTTCGAGGATTTCAAGAAGGCCGTCGGGCTGAAGCTCCAGTCCGACTGGGGCGGCGAGAAGCCAGGCCGGCTCGAGACGATCTTCCGCACGAACGTGCAGACCGCGTACGGCGCGGGGCGCGTGCGGCAGCTGAAGACGCCGGCGGTGCTGAAGCGGCGTCCGTTCTGGAAGTTCTCGGCGGTACTCGACGGGCGAACCTCGCCCATCTGCTCGGGCATCGCTGGCACGGTGCTCGCCGCGGATGACTCGTGGTGGAGTTCCCGCCAGCCACCGTTGCACCACCAGTGCCGCTCCACGATCCTCCCGCTCACCGAGGCGCAGGCCGAGGCCGCGGGCATCGCAGAGCAAGCGCCCGACATCGCCGCGGCCAAAGGCTTCGGCAACGTCGAGGCGCCCGAGGACTGGGAGCCGGACCTCACGACGTATCCCGAGCCGCTCCGAGCGGCGTACCTGAAGAAGACCGGAACCTGATCTCCATGGCCAAGTTCATCATCGCCAAGCTCGCAGCCATCCAGCTCGACGCGACGAACAAGAAGCCGCCCGAGGAGTTCCGCCTCTTCGCCTTCGGGAGCCTGGAGACCACCCAGGGCACGTTCCTGTTCGACAAGGCCGCCGCCGAAGCGGTGATGGCCGAGTACAAGGACAACGGCAACGAGCTCAGCTTCGACTACGAGCACGCGGCCGTGCAGGACCCTCCGCCGCCCACGGGCGCGCCAGCGGCCGGCTGGTTCGGCCTTGAGCTCCGCGACGACGGGCTCTACGCGGTCAACATCAAGTGGACCGAGCGCGCGATCGAGTACCTCTCGAACAGCGAGTACCGGTACTTCAGCCCCGCGTTCAAGGCCGAGGGGAAGAGCAAGCGCATCATGAAGCTCTTCAACGTAGCGCTCACCAACATCCCGGCCAGCAAGGACCAGGAGCCGCTGGTGGCCGCATCCGCGCGTCCGCGCGACCTGCGCGTGACCAAGCTCGCTGCGATGTCGTTCGACCAGATCCGCGCCGCGCTGCAGGAGGCCCTGCGCCGGATGCTGGTGGCGGACGGTCTCTACGGCTGGGTCTGCGACGTCTACGACGACTCGGTCGTCTACTGCGTCGGCGACGACCTGTTCCAGGCCCCATACCTCGTGGAGGGCGCCGACGCCGTGATCGGCGAGCCCATCGAGGTCCAGCGCACCTACACCCCCGTCGTCGATGACGACGACGAAGAGGAGATGACGACCATGAAGAACCTGCTCAAGCAGCTGAAGCTCGACGAGAAGGCCACCGAGGCCGACGCGCTGGTCGCGCTGGCGGGCCTGCAGAAGACCGCCGAGGAATCCGCGGGGCTGACCCGCTTCCAGTCCGAGTTGTTCAAGCTGCTCGGCACCACCACCATCGGCGAGTCCGTGGGCACGGTGTCCGCGCTCAAGGCGAAGGCCGACGGCTTCGACGCCGCCCAGGCCGAGCTCACCAAGCTCAAGACGGAGCACGCGACCCGCGAGGTCGAGCAGCTCGTCGCCGACGGCAGCCGCGACGGCAAGATCCCGCCCGCGATGAAGGACTTCTGGCTCGAGCAGGGCAAGAAAGACATCACCGCGTTGCGCACCTACCTCGAGAAGGCGCCGAAGCTGGTGGCCAACGAGGGCAAGACGCCGAGCAAGCTCGAGCCTGGCACCGTCACCGTGGTCTCGCTCTCCGACGACGAGAAGCAGATCGCCAAGACCATGGGGATCTCCGAGAAGGACTTCCTCGCGACCAAGCAGAAGCACGCGGAGCGCGCGACCTCGGTCGCGTAGCCGCCGGCACCCATACCGCGCTGGCTCGCCGGCGCACCAGTTCCACCACCACCCAGCACGAGCGCGGCCATCGCCGGCGCTCTGAGGAACCGCCATGTCCCTGACCGCCGCCCGCAACACCAAGGAGTACTCGCCCGACTCGAAGCCGAAGGGCTTCGTGTACCCGGTGAAGGGCTCCACGCACATCCAGAACGGCTCGCTGGTCGGCCTGCTCGCGGGCCTCCTGGTCCCGGCGAGCGCCAACCCCGGCATCAAGATCATCGGCTGCGCGCAGCAGGAGGCCGACAACTCCGCCGGCGCCGACAGCGCGATCACCTGCCTCGTGTTCAAGGCGCCCTTCTACTGGGACAGCGGCACGTCCGGCGACGCCATCACCTCGGCGAACGTGGGCTCGGACTGCTACGCGATCGACGACCACACCGTCGGGCTCACCGACGGCGGCAACGGCGCGCGACCGCGCGCGGGCAAGATCATCCAGGTCGACAGTGACGGCGTCGTGGTCGACCCCGACGGCACCAAGGACGAGGGCGAGAAGCTCCTCATGTTCCCGATCGACCTCGCGAGCATCACCGCGGGCCAGGTGATCGGCGCGCTCACCCTGCCGTATGGCGGCAAGATCAAGAGTGTCAACTTCCTCGTGAACAAGCCGGCCACCACGGCGGCGAAGCTCGCCACGCTCACGCCGCGCATCACCCCCGCTGGCGGCTCGGCGGCTGCGCTCACCGGCGGCGTGCTCGCGCTGACCTCGGCCAACTGCACGCCCATGGGCGCCCAGGTCGCAGGCAGCGCGGTGACCGCGGGCAACAGCTTCAACGCCGGCGACGCCATCGACGTCCAGGGCAGCAGCGTGACGGCCTTCGGCGAGGGCAGCGGCACCCTCATCCTCACCATCGCCGCGGCCTAGATCCATCGGCGCCGAGCACCGGCGCCGCTCACCACACGCCTCACCAACTTGGCGGATAGGCACCGCCCGGGAGAACCCTCATGCTGATCACCAGTGGAAACATCGACAAGGCCTTCATTGGCTTCGACACGGCCTTCCAGCAGGCCCTGATGAACCAGCCCACCGTCTGGCAGAAGATCGCCAGCGAACGGCCCTCCACCGACGAGTCGGAGGTCTACATGTGGGCCGACATGATCGGCGAGCTCCGCGAGTTCCTCGGCGAGCGCCAGATTGTGAGCCTCTCGGGCCGGTCGCAGCAGCTGTTCAACAAGAAGTACGAGAAGACCATCACCATCCCTCGAACCAAGTTCGAGGATGACAAGTACGGCGTCTTCACCGACCAGGTGCGCCAGATCGCGATGCGCGCAGCGCAGCACCCGGACAAGCTCGTCGCCGATGCCATCGCCGCGGGTGACACCGCGGTCGTCTACGACGGGCAGTACTTCTTCGACACCGACCACCCGCAGAACCCCGACGACCCGAACTCGCCGGTGATGTCGAACAAGAAGACGGGCATGCCCCTGAGCGCGGACAACGTGGCCGCAGGTATGGCCCTCATGAACGGCTACAAGGACGCTGGCGGCGTTCCGCTGCTGGCGGAGCCGAACGTCCTCATGGTGCCGCCCGCGCTGCGCTACCTCGCGCGGCAGATCTGCTTCGGCACCACCATCGCCGTCCCGGTGGGCACCGCGGGCAGTTCGCCCGGCGGCGCGGCCGCTCCCGAGAACGTGCTGAAGGGCATGCTGGACGTGGTGGTGAACCCCCGCCTCACGAGTACCACCAAGTGGTACCTGCTCGACACCACCAAACCGGTGAAGCCGTTCATCTACCAGAACCGCATGGCCCCCGAGTTCGCGTACCTCAACAAGCCCGAGGATGCCGAGGTCTTCAAGCGGGACCAGTTCGTCTACGGCGTGCGCACCCGCGGCGCCGGCGGCTACGGCCCCTGGTTCCTGGCGGCCGAGTTCGACCAGTAGCCCTCGCAGTGGTGACGGCGCCTCCGGGCGCCTCGCCGCTCGACATCCATCGACACGGAGCAACCCATGGCCAACGAGAAGTTCAAGGTGCAGGTCGCCGCGAAGCTCAGCGACGACCACAACCACTACCGCCGCGCCGGCCTCGTCCTGAGCGGCGAGCAGCGCGAGCACACCATCGACGCCGTCCAGCTGCGCATCCTGCGCGCCGACAAGCGCGTGGTGGTGGTGGGCGGGCCCGAGCTGCCGAAGCTCGAGACGGCCGAGAAGCCCGCCGATCCCAAGGAGGCACGCCTCCAGCAGATGGGCCTCGCGCACGACCAGGCGCAGCAGCGCGCCGCCGCCGCGGAGGCAGAGAACGCACAGCTCAAGGCCGAGCTCGGCGCGCTCAAGGCCCGGGCGGAGTCGAAGAAGAAGAAGGAGTAGTCCGTGTCCAGGTACGCGACGCCGACTGATTTGGCCAACCTGGCCATCAACAGCGGCGCGCTGACCGGGATCTCGTCCGACGACCAGCAGTCGGCGCTCGATGCCGCCAGCGGGCTCGCCGACGGCTACCTCCGCGCGCGCTTCATCCTGCCGCTCGTCGCGCCGTTCTCGCAGGACCTGGTGCGCGCGGTCTGCGGCATAGCTGCCTACGACCTGCTCACGCGGCGCGGCTACAACCCCATCGCCGAGGGCGCCAACGACAACTGGCGTCTTCGCTATAAGGACGCGATTGGCTGGCTCGAGAAGGTCGCTGCCGGGAACATCGCGCCCGCCCTCACGGACAGCTCAGGCGATTCCAGCGCGCCCAAGGCGCCACGGGTGATCAGTCGATGCCGACGCGGCTGGTGAGCCATGGCCGAGCCGACGTTTCACGCGTTTTGGCCGAGCCGTGAATTCGCAGACCTCGTCCAGCGCATGGAGCGTGTGGCGAAGGCCGACTTCAAACGCGGCATCAATGAGCAGTTCAGTGCCACCGCGATCTTCCTCGTAGGCACTGAGTTCGAGCGGGCGATGGACCCGTACGGCCGCGGATGGAAGCCCACCACCAGCCGCGACGGAAGAACACTCCGTGACACCGGGCGCCTGCAGAACAGCTTCACGCCGTACGGGCGCGCAACGCCAAGCACCTTTGGCATCGGCTCGGGCACCAAGTACGTGGCCGTGCATCAATACGGCGCGACCATCAAGGCCAAGAACGCCCCGTTCCTGCGCTTCAAAGTGCCGTACGCCACGCGGGTCTTCAACCGGCGTTCCGGCGCGCGCCTGAAGCGGCACCAGGTGCTCTCGAACTGGGTCCAGGTGCAGCAGGTCACGATTCCGCAGCGCCAGATGGTGCCCGAGGACGACATCGGGGCGGTCTGGATGCAGGCATTCACCGCCGACGTCGACGCCGCGATGACCACGGCGATGGACAACACCGTCTCCTAGATGGCACTCACCGAAATCACCACTGCGATCCAGGCGCTGCTCGGCAGCACGCCAGTGCTCCTGGGCGCGCAGAACAAGTTGGAGAACTCCGAGCTACCCCGCGTGGTCTTCACGCCCACGGGGGACAAGTTCGGTCCGCCGGAGTCGCTCGACCAGGACGCTCGCCAGCTCTGGACCCGAAACTCCGGCTGCAGCGTGAGCATCTGGGCCGCGGACATCCCCGGCGTCGAGACGCTCATCAACCAGATCATCTCCGCGATTCACACCGCAGCAGGCGCGCCGAACTACATGCTCGACGGCGAGGCTGGCTGGCTGGACCAGCAAGGCTCCCTCAGCAACCAGGGCGTCGGCTATGCCTTCCACGTCGCCTTCAAGGTGCCCGTAACCGACGCGCCGCGGACCACCGCGACCGTCACCACGATTCCGCAGACCAACGTCATGTCCGAGGGCGATCCGCCTGAGGACGAAGACGCTGGCTAGCGCTCGGAGAGCTCCATGTCCTCGATCCTTCCTGACGTCACCGAGTCCATCCAGGATGGCGCCCTCGGCATCATTCCGGAGTCCACGGACAACATCGCCCTGGTCGTTGGCGTGTGCTCCCAGGGCACCACGAACGTCATCCAGAGCTTCGGCGACAAGAAGTCGCTGGTCGCTGCGCTGGGCTCGGGCCCGCTCGTCGACGCAGCTGCGCTCATCCTCGACACCGCCGGCGGTCCGGTCGACTGCGTGCGCATCGCCGCGACCACGGCAGGAGCCGCTGGCGCGGTCACCACCGCGGGCACGGGCACTGCGACGATGACCGTCGCTGGCGCTGCGCTCGACGAATACGTGGTCCAGATCGTGATCACGGCCGCCGGAGCGAACCTCGCGGCGCTCACCGCGGCGTTCAAGTACACGCTCGATGGCGGCAACAACTGGTCCTCGCCCATCGCGATGCCCGTCGGCGGCGTCTACGCCATCCCGGGCACGAACATCACTGTGACCTTCGCGGACGGCACCTTCGTGGTCGCCGACACCTACAGCTTCAACGCCACCCAGCCGCTCTATGCCGGCTCGGACCTGACCACCACGATGGCCGCGATCTTGGCGGACCCGCGCGAGTGGAACTTCCTCTTCGCGGTCGGACCGCCGGCCAGCGAGTCCGCGGCCGCGACGCTCGTGGGCACCCTCGACACCATCATGTCGAGCGCGGAGACGTCGTTCCGCTTCGCATTCGCTCTCGTGGAGATCCCCAAGGACACCGACGCGAACATCATCGCGGCGCTGGCGAACACCACGTCGAAGCGCGTGATGGGCTGCGCGGGCACGGAGATGCTCGTCTCGACCGTGAACGGCCTTGTGCGTGAGCGCTCGAGCGCCTACGTCGCTGCGGCGCGCATCGCCGCCGTGCCCATCCACGAGGACCTGGGCCGCGTCCGCACCGGTCCGGTGCTCGGCGTGAGCTCGCTGGTGCGCGACGAGCGCGCCACGCCCGGCCTCGACGCTGCGCGGCTGACCACGCTGCGTACGATCGTGGGCCAGCCCGGCTACTACATCACCAACGGCCGCATGCTGGCGCCAGCGGGCAGCGACTTCACCTACGTGCAGAACCGCCGGGTGATGGACAAGGCCTGCAAGGTCGCTCGCGACGGACTGATGGAGTACCTGAACGACAGCGTGCGCCTGAACGCGGACGGCACGATCCAGGAGATCGACGCGCGCGCGATCGAGGCCTACGTGAACGCCCAGCTCGACGCCGAGCTCGTCAGTGCTGGCCACGCCTCAAGCACCGCGGTGCTCGTCGACCGGACCCACAACATCGCGTCCGACTCGACCATGCCCGTGACGGTGCGGATCCTGCCGCTGGGCTACGCCAAGTTCATCACGGTCGACATCGGCTTCACCTCGCCGGCGCTCCAGCCGAAGGCCGCGTAGCTCTCGCCCACTCGCGCGCTTCGGCGCCCTGCACCTGAGGCCCCACCATGGCCAATCCCCTCCAGTTCCCGCTCGTCAACGGCAACCGCTACGCCTGGTCGTCCGTCCGCATCCAGGCGAACGGCCAGCGCTACGTGGGCGTGAAGGGCGTGAACTACTCGCAGGAAGTCGCGCCCGGCGAGGTCTACGGCACCCACGCGCAGAAGATCGGCCGCACGCGCGGTGAGGTGAAGCCCGAGGCCAGCATCGAGCTCTACAAGGAGGAGTTCGACGCGCTCATCAACGACCTGGGCGACGGCTTCTACGAGGTCGAGTTCGAGGTCGTCGTGAGCTTCGACGAGAGCGGACGGGTCATCACCGACCAGATTCACAGCTGCCGCATCAAGAAGCCCGACAGCGGCCACAGCCAGGGCCCCGACGCGCTCACCGTGAAGGTGGACCTGGACGTGATGTGGATCGAGTACAGCGGCAAGAAGCCGCTGAAGACGATGGTCAACGGCATCGTCTAGCCGTCCGCTGTTCACCTCTCACGCGCATCGGGTCCCATGAAGATCTCCAAAGAGCAGCTCGAGCAAGTGGTGCCGGAGCTGAAGAAGAAGTACGGCGACGACATCCACCTGATCACCGCTGACGGCGATCAGGTCATCGCCCGCGTGCCGAGCGGCGAGGAGTACCAGCGTTTCCTCGACATGGCCGCGGACGACCGCAAGAAGACCCACGCGCTCGACTCGCTCAGCCGCAGCTGCATCTTGTTCCCGGCCGCGGCGGAGCTCGACCAGCTCCTAGCGAAGCGTCCGGGCCTCACCACGTCCTTCGGCGCCAAGCTCACCGAGCTCGCCGGTGCCGTCGAGGACGTCGAAGCAAAAAAACTGTAGACCTGCTCCACGCGGCCTGGGTGAACCACTCGCTCGCCGCGCGATGCCTGCGCGAATACCGGCACGGCGAAAATTCCAAACATGCTGAGGTTGGCTCGCTGCTCGAGGCGGAGTTCTTTGCCCTCGTACGAGCGACGCTAACCGGGAAGTGACCTCGTGGCTGGCAAGCGGCTCACCTGGATCTTCGAGCTCATGGATCGCGTGAGCGCGCCTGCAAAGGCCGCGGCGCGTGCTCTGGGCTCTGTCGCCGACGCGACCAAGAAGACCGCCGACGCCACGGAGAAGGCCAGCAGGCACTCGGAGAGCTTGCAGACGCGGCTTGAGAGCACGCTGCGGCTGGGCGAGCGCGCGTTCCATCTGGCCGAGGGCCTCGCGGAGATTGGGAAGAGCGCGGCGGAGGCGGCCATCGATGCGGCGTCGTTCAAGGAAACGACGACGCTCTCGCTGACGACCGTGTTTGGCAGTGCGGACCGCGCGCAGAAGGTGCTCAAGGACACGGTGGCCCTTGCGGCACACCTGCCCATCCAGACTGAGGAAGCGATCAACGCCACCACGCGCCTTGCGCTGGCGGGCTTTGACGACCGCTACCTCGCGCCGCTGGTCACCGCGGCTGCGGACGTGAAGGCCCTGAACCAGGGGCGCAGCGAGGCGATGGAGGCCTTCCTGCGGCAACTCACTGACATCAAGTCGGTGGGGCTCTCCGACAGGCACCTGATGTACCTGTCGATGGAGACGCACCTGCCCGAGGACAAGATCCTCGCGAACATCAGCCAACTGACTGGGCTCAAAGGCACCGAGAAGCAGATCAAGGAGTACATCAGCAAGGGGATGGTGGACCGGAACACGGCCATCAACGCCGTGCTGAAGACGTTGCAGCAGGTCGAGGGCGGCCAGATTGGCGGGCTCTCGAATCGGCTCGCGGGCACCGTCTCGGGTCTGATGTCCACGCTCAAGAGCCGCAAGCTCGAGCTCCTCATGGATCTCGATGCGTCTCCCGGCTACGCGACGTTTCGCGAGTTCCTCGGCAACCTGACCACGCTGCTCGACCCGAGCGGCATGTTCGGCAAGAAGGTCTCGAGCAAGGTCGCCAAAACCTTCAACGCGGTCTTCGGCGGCGCGCTCGGTGACTTCACCGGCAAGGACGGGCTCTTCAACCTCAGCAACACGCTCGACAAGGTCCTGCGTGGCGCCGAGATGGTGGGCGTGGGCTTCCGCGCGGGCGCGGGCTTCATCCGCAACTTCGCCGAGGAGCTTCTGGATGCCGCGGGCATTGGCGGCGACCTCTTCGGTCCAGACGGCTCGCTCGACGAGAAGAAGGTGAAGACGATCGTTGACCGCTTCTCGCAGCTCGGCAAGGAGCTCGCGGACGTGGCCGCGAAGATCGGCGCCATCATCGACCAGGTGTCGGGGATCAGTTCGGGCGGCGGCGCGCTGGCTGAGGCCACCGGGACGCAGGTCTACAAGAGCTACGGTCTACCCGGCCTCTTCACGGTCGACACAGACAACGAGGGCGGCCTCGGCGCGTCGTTCTTCAAGGGCCCGCTGCAGAGCCCGTTCACCCATCAGGGCGACGCCCACACCGGCACGTACGCCTCCGACGACACCATCAACCAGTCCATCGGCGGGAACGTCTCGCGCGCGGCCTCACGCATGGGCTCGGGCGCGAACGGCGGCGGTGACCAGACCATCAACGTCACCGTGAACGCGCCCGGCGCGACTCGCGAAGACGCGGATCACATTGGCAGGGTCACGGAGGAGGGCGTGAAGAAGACGGCCGCCTTCCTCAGCTACGGCTACTCAAACTGATGGCCTTCGCGCCCGTCACAGACTTGCTCTCGTCCGCGCAGGGCGTGCGCTCTGGCACAGCGGCCGCAGATGGCTGGGTGGGCAACCCGGTCGCATGGGACACGCTCAAGGTCGCCGGCGAGATCATGCCGGGCGTCGCCCGCGTGGATCCCGAGCGCGAGTACGAGGTCGACCGTAAGCGCACGGCAGGCGCCGACGGCGCCACGCTCACGGGCTTCGGCCACATGCCCGCCAAGGTGAAGATCAACCTGCGGCTGTGGAGCGACGAGCAGTTCCAGCGCTTCAAGAACATCCTGCCCACCATCTTCCCGAAGCCGAAGAAGGGGCGGCCGGTTCCAGTCGACGTCTCGCATCCCGCGCTTTCGGTTCTCGGGATTCGTTCGCTCTACTTCACGAAGATCAGCGCTCCACGACCCTCGTCGACGCCTGGCGTCTTCGAGGTGCCGCTCGAGGCGGTCGAGTTCCTGCCGGTCTCGACGGCCAACATCACGCTCACGCCGAACCAGAGCGCTGCCTCTGGCGATGCTCTCGCGGGCATCAATTACGCCGGCGCCTCGGGCAAGCTGCCCTTGCCGCCGATCAACCCCCTCGACACGCTGCTTTCGAACGGGCTCCTGCCACCAAGCGAAGACTCTAGCGACACGGGGCCGTAGACCATGGCGCTCGTCACCATCAACGGCTTCAACGTCATCCGGTCACACGTCACGCTGCCGCGCACGGGTCGGTGGGTGGCGGAATTCGTGGTCGACGCCGAGGACGCTAGCGAGCTCTCGGGCGAGCTCGAGGTGCAGCTGGGCTCGAAGCTCAAGTTGATCGGGACCGCCAAGCGCTCGGGGCCGTACCTGCAGAAGGTGAAGATCCAGGCCGTGGGTGGCGCGGGAGGCCTGCTCAAGCTCCTTCAGCCCAAGGCCTATCAGGGCGTGCCGTTGCGGATTCCGCTCTCGGACGCCCTCGCCGAAGTGGGCGAGTCGCTGTCGGCGGACGCAGACCCGAACGTCCTGGACACGGTGCTGCCGTTCTGGACGCGCATGGCCATGGAGCTCGGCGAAGAGCTGCGTGGCCTCACGCGCGCGGCGCCGGCGGGCACCACCGGGCGGATCTTGCCGGATGGGTCGTTCTGGATGGGCGTGGAGACGTGGCCGACGCAGGACATCGGTGACTTCAACCTCATCGACGATCACCGAGGGCAGGGCGAGGTGCTCTGCGGCATTGAAGAGCCACAACTTCTGCCGGGCACGACGTTCCTGGACCGCCGCGTCCAGGAGGTCATCTACGAGATCGATTCGAACCGCGTGCGCATGAACGTGCAGTTCGTGCCCGACGCGACCGACGATGAACCGCAGCCGCTGACGATGGCCGCGGACCTGGACTACGTGGTTCAGAAGCAGCTGAAGCGCGCTCGCTACATGGGGGCTTACCCCGCGCGCGTGGTGCAGCAGAATGGCGACCTCTCGCTCGAGCTCGAGCTCGACTCCGAGGACGTTCCTGGCCTGAGCAACGTGCCGCTGCGCGCGTTCGCGCCGGGAGCAGTGGTGAAGGTCGCGCCGAACTCGCGCGTCACGGTGGTTTTCGAGAATGGAGATCCGCAGCATCCGGTCGCCGTGCAGTGGGACGCCGGCGCCGGCTCGGCGACGAACGTCGAGGTGCACGCGAGCGTGCAGGCCGCGCTCGTGGCGCCAGCGGTGATGCTGGGGAGCACGGAGGCGGTGGAACCGCTGGTGCTCGGGGCTACATGGAAGACCAGTGAGGACTCGTACGATCTGACTTTCTACGCAGCCTGCCAGGCGCTCCAGACCATTTTGGTGCCGCCATCTGGACCGCCGCCGACGACAGTCGCAGAGCTCGTTGCCGCTCTGACAGTCTTCATCGGGGTGATTGGTGGGGCTCCGCAAACGCCCGTGCCAGCACCCACCTCGGCCATCGGCAAGCGGCTGCTCGATCGGCTCGAGGAACTCTCCGCGGTGAGCAAGACGCTCTAGCGGTACTCGAGGTGCAGCGGTCCCTTCCAGTCGGAGGGTGGCGAAGGCGCCTGGGTGACGGTGCTGAAGTCGATGACGTTCAGGCTCGAAAACTGGGCCACTAAATCAGAATCGCATCCGCCATCGGAGAGCATCACTGCAGCAAGACTTGGATCGGCGACGAAGGCCGACGATGCGGCCGGACGCTCCCAGTATCCGTCCTGGCCTTGGATCGTGAAGACCTCGAGCGGATAGGGCGAGCCGAGGACTCGCGCATCGGCGGGAATGAGCCTCTGAGAACCTGTGCACTGCGCGTTGTCGTATCCGACGAGCATGCTCGGAGGCACGACAGAGCCCGTTGTCACGTTGACCGGATACATGTCGTTCGAAGCATCGAGATGGTGAGCGAAGCCATAGAGGTCCACGAAGCCGTCCAGCGTGACCTGGGCTCCAGTCGAGTCCACCCAGACGATGTTCTTCGCATTCGGTCCGGGCGGGCCAACGGGGCCTTGCTTGCCCTCGCACGCCGCGAACAGCAGCGCCGCCGCGACCGTGATGTTCCGAAGCATGTAGGTCTCCAAGAAACGGAATTCCCAGCCTAGGCCAACCGGCCATCGCGATTCCATGTCCCTCGAGTTTCCACTCGGATATCCCCTCGGCTTGCCCGAGGTGCCAGCGACGGACCTGAGCGGTGAGGCCATCGGCTTTGCGCTCGACCCGGCCGCGGCCACGCTCGGCGTGGATATCGGCAGCGTGCCCGACATCGATCCGACGTTGGCGCTGGTGAGCGGTTACCAGGCCCTCGGTGAGTCGATCGCGCGCCGCCTCGAGACGCCGCGCGGCGGTCTCTTCTACGACGGCGACTACGGCACGGACATCCGCGGCCGACTGAACGACAGCTTCACACCCGCCGAGATCTTCTCGCTGCAGTCGGACATCGAAGCCGAGGCTGAGAAAGAGGAGCGCGTGCAGTCCGCATCCGCGACGGTGACGTTCGATGCAGCCTCGAGTTCCATGAACATCCAGCTGGGCGTTGTTGCTGCCACTGGCCCCTTTCGATTCGTGCTCTCCGCTGACGCGCTCTCGGTGCAGCTCCTCGACGCCTCCTGACCAATGGCCGCTCCCAATCTTCAAGACCTGCTCGCGCCGCAGACGGCCGACCAGGAGAAGTCCACGCTGCTCTCGCGGCTGGCGGGCAAGGCTTTTCCCGTCACCACGTGGCAGTCGGGTGGCGTCGCTCGGACGATCATCGAGCTCATCGCACAGGGCCTGGCCGACGCGACCGCGCTCATCGCGAATGTCGCCGCTGGGGGCTTCGTTGGCTATGCCGCTGGCGCGTGGCTGACGCTGCTGGCCAAGCAGCTCTACGACCTCGACAGAAAGCTCGCGGTGGTCACGCAGGGAACGTGCGTGCTCACTGCGGCTGCCAACTCGAGCGGCTTCACGATCGCGCCGGGTCAGATCGTAGCGAAGAGCTCGAGCGGGCTTCGGTTCTCGAACATGAACGGCGGCAGCCTCGTCGCCGGCGGCACGCTGTCGCTGACGTTCCAGGGTGAGAGCGCGGGTTCCGCCTACAACGTTGGTGTCGGGGCGATCACGGTGATGGTCACGCCGCTTCCGGGCGTGGCGATCAACAACCCGGACAACGGCAGCGGAACGTGGATCACCAGCCAGGGCACCGACGACGAGAACGATGCGTCACTGCAGGCTCGGTGTCACGCGCGCTGGCCGTCGCTGGGCTCTGCTCCGACGCAAGACGTCTTCAACCTCTGGGCGGTGACCGCAGACGCGACCGTCACGCGCACGAAGGTGCTTCAGGACGCCACGACGCCTGGCCAGGTTGACCTGTATCTCGCCGGTTCGAGCGGTGGTGTGAGCGGCGGCGCGGTGGCAAACGTGCAGGCGTATGTGAATCCGCGGCTCCCGGTCACGAACACGTGCGTGGCCTCGAGTGCGACGAACGAGCTCATCGACGTCGTTGCCACACTCTACGTCCACGCCGGCTTCGAGACGTCGGCCCAGGATGCCGCGAACTCGAACCTCGTCGCCTACATGAACGGGGTCGACATCGACGGCGTGGTCTACGAGTCCGACGTGATCGAGGCGCTTCAGTCGCCCCAGGGCGTCCGCAACGTCACGCTCACCAAGCTCTGCCGCGACGCAGTCGGCACCGGGGTGGGGGACATCGATCTCAGCCTCATCTCCGGCGCAGCGCGCGTCGCCACGCTCTCGGCGGCGATCACCATCGTCACGGTCTGATGCCCTTCTCCGACTACCTCCAGAAACTCGCGCCGACGTCGTTGAAGCGCGCGCTCGGCTCGCTCTTCTTCAAGGGCATCGGCGAGGGCTTCGACGGGAGCGCCGATGGCGTCGTGCGCGACGACAGCGGCAACCCGCTCGCGTACCACATCGACTCGAACGGGCTGTACCAGTCGGGCGCGCCGGCCGCGGACTACGGAATCGTCGCGAGGATCCGCGCCGCGGTGAAGGCGCGCTTCCCAGACAACCCGGTCGGGGCCACCACGGCGACGGACGATGCCCTTGCGGCGATCGGCGGCGATCGCCTGCTCGAGCGTGGCAACAACGACACGACGCAGACCTGGGCCACGCGTCTGCGCACGGCGTGGGCGGTCTGGGTCTACGGCGGCACGGCGTACGGACTGCTCTCACAGCTCTGGATGCTCGGCTACCAGAACGTCCATCTCACAATCGTGAACGGCGTGAGCTACACGCTGCGGTCCTACACGGGCGATCCGAATGTCGACCTGGTGATCGCGCCATTGATGGCGACGAGCTGGTGGCCGAATCCGGGCCTCGAGCCCGCGCGCCGATGGTGGACGAGGTTCGCGGTGATCTTCGATGCGCCCTTGCCTGGTCGTTCGACCGGAGCTCCAAGCGACTGGACCACCGCGATCCCCGACGCTGCGAGCGACGAAGCCAACACCATCCGCCGAATCATCAACCGCTGGAAGCCCGCGTTCGCGATCTGCGACCGGATCATCATCCTCACCTCGGGCTGGGTCCTCGGTTGGCCCGTGGGCAAGAAGCTCGGTGACCCGACACTCGCAAAGCTCGGCGGCCCTGTCGTCACCTACTGGAGCGCCTGAACATGCCCAACACCTACAACGGCGACGACACCGGCCTCACTGAGGCGACCACCTCCACGATCACCGTCCCGGCAGATGGCGACGATCCGGACGCCGCTACCTTCAATGCGGCCTACGAGAAGCTCGCGGACCTCGCGGCGTACTTCATGGCCAACAAGGCCAGCCGCGGTGTGAACTTCAAGAACACTGAGGCGATCTGGTTCCTGCTCGCTGGCCTCACTGGCGGCGCACGCGTCGTCGACTACACGGACCTGGGTGTCGCTGGCGTCAACAACGAGCGCGCGCTGATCGACACCTTCGTCGGCGGCGGTGGAGCTCAGGTCTACATCACGCCAGCGGGCGCGTTTGAGATCGCGATCAACTGCCAGTGGATCCCCACGCCCACCGTGAAGTGGCAGCGCCAGGCCTCCGGGCCCGCGATGCTGGTTCGCATCGCCGACGACAAGGTCTATCTCTTCCAAGAAGTCACAGGATCGTCTCTCGACGAATGGAATGACTCGAGCTGGAGCACGCAGGTGCAGCTGGACCTGAGCTCGGCTTCGCAAGGCGACTTGCTCGGCATGACTGGAGCGGGACTCGCGAAGTTTGGCCGGCCGCGCGAGGCGCTCACCGTCATCGGCTCGGGCGGCGCTCCGGCGTTCCAGAATAGCTGGGTCGCAGCCACGAGCGACTCGCCCCAGGCTCCGGGCTATTGGGTGGACGGATTCAACGTCTGCCACCTGGTCGGAGCTGTCGTCGGCGGAGCAAGCAACAGCGTCATCTTCCAGCTTCCGTTTGTGCCCGAGTCGGGGAAGTCAGCCACTTTCCCAGTTGCGACGGGTGGCGGCGGCATCGAGACCGTCACCGTTGATGCTTCCGGCAACGTGAGCACTCACGGCGATGGCACCTCGCTGTTCCACATCTGGCTCGATGGCGTCTCGTTCCGCATTTAGCCCCTCTCACCATCCCCACATCCACCGCGCTCCCCGAGCTCGGCGGGAACCCCCATGCCCAAGCACCTCACCCTCGCGGCCCTCGCGGCCGTCGCCATGCTCTGCGCCCCCGAGGCGGGCGCCACCAGCTACGTCTACGACGCGGGAGCGGACCTCGACGTCGACGGCGGGCAGTACCCGGACGGCGGGCAGATCCCCTGCGCGCCGAAGTCGAACTGGGCGGAGATGCCCGCGATTCCGGCCTGGCAGAAGGTCGTGGCCTACGAGGTGAACAAGTACCGCGGTGCAATCAGCGACGAGCGCGACGCCACGGTGCATGGCTACTTCCACGGCCTCGCGGACCAGGGCGTCACGCCGGTGCCGGCGCCCGCGGACGGCGTGCGCGAGTTCGCAATGGACGGTGGGCTGTACGGCGAGTACCCGGACGCTGGCGTGTTCCGCATCGGCGGCGCCGCAGGCTGGGTGTCCGCGTTCGACTGCGACTTCACCGCGCAGTCGCCGCAGAGCGTGAGCTCCAACGGGACGATGACCGTCTGTGGCGTGACTGCCGACGTGCAGGTCACCAACGGCGGGCACACCTACGCGAGCGCGATCGCCGTGCTCCCGGACGCTGGCGGGCTCAGCATTATCGACAACTGCGCGTACAGCGGCTCCAGCGGACTGCCGCTCGTCTCGGATGCAGGCGCAACCAACACCACGCCGCGCTTCGTATTCGGGCTCGACGCGCTCATCCCGAATCTGAGCTCGTCGACGGCCATCCGGGTGACCACTTGGAACGCGCCCTGGAGCGGCACGATCACGAACGACGGCTTCATGGTCGCCGTGGACAACGGCGGAAACAACAGCGGCAACTTCGCTCTGTACGGCTACGGTGAGGGATACACAAACTCGGCCGGTTCGAAATACATGCAGTGGTCGAACCAGGAAGCCAGCAGCACAGCCACGAACGTCGCGGGGCAGCTGGACGTGATGGAGCAGATGACGATCAACCGCGGGATGATGAACCAGGACGCGCTCTTCTCGTCTGGGTCGACCACGACGTTTCCGCCCGTCGAGGACAGCTTCTCCGCGCGCGCCATCATGAGCGTCTCGTCCAGCATCACCGCGCTGAACTGGACGTACACGGCCGCGTCGCCGGCGAACTTCCTCGCTGGTCTTGCGTGCCCGTGCGGCAACTCCGGCGTCACGCCCTGCACCGTGCGGCGCCTGAAGATCGAGTACCGGCCGTAGCAGGGCGGGGCACCTCACCACTCGAAGCACATCGGCTGCGCCTCGCGCGCGGCATGGAGACCCTCATGCGTCGAACGCTCATCGGCTGCGCTTGCTTGGCGGCCACAATCGTCGGGGCCGCGTTCCTGTTCGGCAGGCCCGCCGACGCCTCGCCCGTGCGCCAGGTCGCGGAGCTGGTGCGCGCGGGCATCAACTCGATGGGCTCGCAGACCGTGGCTCCGGCGCCGCCTGCACCCGCTGACCCGCTCAACTGCGCCATGCCGAACGACGGCGGCAGCTGCTGCATCATCTTCCAGCACACGGGGCCGATGCAGATCGCCGTGACGTGCCGATCGGGCACGAATGGGACCGACTGCGATCTACGGAAGACGACTTCGTTCGGCGACGGCGGCGTGCCCGGCATCTACCCCGACGCGGGCGGCCCCTACGTGCAGCTTGGCGGCGGGAACCTCATCCAGGCGAACACGACCCGCTACATGCAGGTGGCGGCGAACATCGACACGATCTGCGAAGGCACGCCCGACGGCGGCACGAACCAGGTGGCGGGGCTCCAGTGATGCGCGGGGTGTTGATCACCGCTGCTCTCGCGGCGCTCACGTCGACGACGCTACCCATCTACGTGCAGGACACGCCTGAGCCGTACCCGACGTCGATCGAGACGCTGATTCAGGTCGAGGACGTCCAGCAGCAGCTCAACGCCGGCCCCTACCACGGCCTCGCCATCCAGTCCCGCCCCCCCGCGGTCCCCGATGGCGGCCTCGCCACATTCGCGCACCTCAACGACGCGGGCGCTCCGGTGCAGGCGCTCGTGCTCCCCGACGGCGGCGTTTACGACTACCTCGGCATCGGCGGACCCATCGCGCCGCAGTCGGCGACGCGGCTGGTGGAGGCGTAATGCGAACTCTCCTCGCGCTGCTCGTCCTTTCCCTGTCCGCCCCCGCCTACGCCCAGTGCGGCCCCGACGGCATGGATAGCGTGTGCGGGCCGGGGCGGCAGAACAGCATCCCTGCGCCCGTTTTCCTTTTCGCCGCTCCCTCCGCATCCGATCCCGCATCGCTGACCGCCTCCACGGGGCAGACCGCCACCTGCACGGGTGGCTTTCCCGGCTCGCTCATGGCGGACGGCGGCCTGCTCGCGTACTCGGTCAATGGCCATTGCCGCGTCGACTATCGCGGCGTCGTGAGCGAGGAGGCTCGCCACAACTGGATCGCCCAACCGCTCGCGCTCAACAACGCTGCGTGGACGCACCAGCACAGTCCGTCGATCACCGCAGACGCCTGCACGTTCATCGACGGCACCGCGACGGCCGATCTCGTGGTGAGCGGCGGCAGTGACGATTTCAGCGCCACCTATCAGGCGTTCTCATCTCCCGACGCAGGCCCGTGGACGCTGAGCGGGTGGCCATCTGGCTCGGACGCCGGGCCCAGTCTCGACATGGAGCGTAGCGGCGGCACGGCGTTCTCCTCGTGCGCCTGCTCTGTCGATGCTCCCTACCTCTGCTACGGCTCAGGTGGAACGGACTGCTACGCGCAGTTCAACAAGGCCGTTGGACCGTCGCCGGCTCGCCTCTCGGTGACGACGGCCGACTCGTCGAATCTCACGTCGCTGCTGGGGATCGTCACGCCCGGCCAGTACGGAGCGGCGTCGAACGCTCCCGGCGCGTCTTCCTGCTGGGGCGGCATCCAGCTTGAGTACGGGCAGTTCGCCACCACGTTCATTCCCGACGGCGGCTCTCGCGCGGCAGACGTGATCGACTGGGGCGCCGTCACCCTCAGCACCACGCCGAGCTTTTCGGCGGCGGTGCAGCTTGAGGGTCTGCCGGTGGTCGGTACGGCCATGGTCGCAGACCTCACCGATGGCACGCACTCGTGGACGATCGCGGTGAATCCCGCCGGCACCGTTACCTGCTCCTATGGCGTGAACACCGACACCAGCTCGGCCACCGTCACGCCGGGCATGGTTGAGAGCGTGGCCTGCTCGTACAACGGCACGGCGATCCAGACCTCGGTTCACGGCGTCACACACAGCACGGCCGCGAGCTTCACGCCGGCCACGAGTTTCACGCACCTCTACATGGGCAGCGACGGCACGACGAACCAGCTCAACGGGTTCGTCTCTGCGGCGTGCGCGTCGAAGATCTCCACCCAATGCACGAGTTCCAGCGCGCCGAGCGTTCCCGCTTCGGGGCTCGTCTACTGGTTCGACGCCGACGACGTGGATGGCAGCAACAACTCCACGATGTTCACGGGCGCGTCCGTTTCGACCTGGGTCAACCTCGGCAGCGGAGAGAGCGGCACGGGAAACACCGCGCCGATGTTCATCTCGAATTTCGTCTACGGACATCCAGCCGTGAATCTCTCTGGGTCCACGCAGATGATCGACATGGGCGCGGGCAGCGAGAGCACCGCGGCGTTCCTCCACCAGACGGCCGTGTTCGACATCGTGATCGCGCTACAGGGCGTGCGCTACACCGCGAGCAATCCGTTGCTCGACACGGACGAAAACGGATCGCTCGGAACCGGGCTCGACATCTCCGTCGACTCCAGCGGCCACCCGATCGCGCGCATCGCGTCCTCGGGAACTGCGGTTGTGAACTACACCGCCACGCACACGGCGCTTCCGCTGTTCTCGTGGGGGATCATCGAGGTGACCGGCGACGGGTCTTCGATCTCCATCTCCACCGACATGCAGAAATTCGAGAGCGCGCCCATCACGGGTGCCCTGCCCGCAGGGATCTCCACCGACCATCTCTTCATCGGCGGCTGGAACAGCACGGCCGGCTGGGACGGCTCGATCGAAGGCGCGCTTATCTACAACCGCCAGCTCACGGCTGCCGAGCGCCTCGGCCTGAAGCAGTTGCTTGCACAGAGGGCCGGGCTATGAAGATCGCTTGCCTCGGCGACTCAATCACCTACTACGGCTCGCCCGGGACGGCGTTCCCGTTTCCACAGGTGTTGCAGAAGTTGCTCACCGTCGCCTCACCGGGCACGCACCTGGTGGCGAACCACGGCGTGCACGGCGACAAGGTGACGGCCGGCATCACCACCCGCTACGGCACGGATATCAAGCTCAAGGGCTACGACGCGTTGGTGTTCCTCGGCGGCATCAACGACGTGGCCGCAGACGTGAGCGCCGCGAGCATCGAGAGCGCGGCGCAGGCCATCCTCGACGACGCGCGCGGTCGCGGGATGACTGTCGTCATCATCGGCATGAGCCCATTCGGGGGCGACAGCACGGATTACACGGCGCCGCGAGAAACGACACGGCAGAACGTCAACACGTCGTATTCGAATTGGGCCGCAACCAACTCGGTGCCGTTCATCAATCTGGACACGCAGCTCGGCGACGGCGGAAGCCCGGTCAAGCTGCAGAGCCAATACGCCTATCTCGACGGCCTCCACATTCTGCAACCGGCCTGCGACCTCATCGCCGCGCAGATTGAGACCGCACTGGGGCTCTGACCATGACCTCCCGCACCGCCATCCCGGAGCCCGCGCCGTGAGCCCCCGCGACCCGCGACCGGACACGCTGGACCCCGACGACACGCCGCCGCGGCAGTCGGCTCGGACGGACATGCCCGCTGGAATCTCGGAGCTCGAACGCGTGGTGCTGGCCGAGGTGCGTCGCATTGGCCGCGCCGTCGACGCGCTCGCCGAGCGCGTGGAGTCGAAGCTCGACGTGCTCGCGCGCGACGCGAAAGCCGAGTCCGAGAAGCTCGAAGCGCGCGTCAGAGCGCTGGAGCTCGAATCCGCCAAAGCCGGCACGCGCATCGGCATGTGGGGCGCGCTCGCGGGCATCGCGGCTGCTGGCGCCGCCGAGGCGATCTTCGCCGCACTGATTCACCACTGAGCCGCCCAAGAGGGCACGAAAGAGGAGAACCGCACATGCTGACCACCATCCTCGCCACCGTCTTCGGATCCATCACCCTCGTCGGGGCCGTCGCGCTCGCTGCGAAATGGGGCGCGAGCTCGGGCCTGGGCACCAAGGCCGGCGGGCTCGTCCAGAACCTGCCCGCCGTGGACCTGCACACCAAGAGCGACACCTTCAACGAGGCCGCCGACGCCGCGGGGAACACCGTCGAGACGGTGCTCAAGAACACGCTCACCGGCGACGCGCTCCAGAAGTTTTTGACCTTCCTCGCCACCGGCCCGAGCGAGACGCAGGTGATCACGTACCTGGAGACGAACTTCGGCACGTCGCTGGTCGCGCAGGCGGAAGCGAGCCTGCCGGCGCTGCTCAAGCAGGAGCTGGGCATCCTCGGGCACGCGGTGCCGGGCGTGCTGGGCTCGTTGCTCGCGAAGGCCGCGCCGGTCGTGGCCACGCAGGCGGCGCAGCAGAAGCTCACCAGCGCCCAGGTGCTCGCGGGACTGACCGCGATGAGCGCGGCGAAGGCGGCGTAGATGTTGACGCCCGCGCCCACGCCTCGGCCGTCGATGGCGGCGGAGGAAGAGTTTGAGGCGGCCCTGGACGCCCGGCGACGCACCTTGCGGCGCATGGTCATTGGGTTCGCTCTCGCGGCGGCGGCCGTGGTGCTGCTCCTTGCCACACAGGCCCACGCCCAGGTGGTGCTTGGCGCTCCCGCTGCGCCCGACGCCGGCTTCCTCGACGTCCCGGTGGAGCTCGCTGCTGGACAGCCCGCGCCATTCGACGGCTTCGAGCTCTCCGAGGTCCGCGCGCGCCAGCTCGTCCTCAATCAGCAGCAGGCCGCGCCAGCGTCGAGCGTCACCACCAAGGCCGCCGTGGTGATTGCCGTGAGCGCCTTCGTGCTCGGCGTGGTCGCGACGGCCGTGGTTTGGCACGAGGTGAAGTGATGGCTTGCATCGTCGGAAAGATCGTGGAGTCTCGTTCGCTGATGCCGCTCGCGGACGCCGTGGTCACTGCCACCGGGCCCGAGATGGAGGACGAGAAGACCGTCGTCACCGATGAGCGCGGCATCTTCATCCTCACGGGCATCACGGGCCCAGTCCGCCTGCACCTGGAGAAGGAAGGGCACGTGGTCACCGACGACGTGGCCGCACCCGGGCAAGCGGTGCACCTGACGATGAGGAAGGCCAGCAAGCCGAGCGGCGAGAAGATCGAATGATGCTCGTGCTCGGCTTCTCCATCGGCCTGCTCGTGGGCGTCCCGCTCGGGGCTTTCGTGCTCGGGCCGTGGATCAACCGGAATGGAGGGCCGTGATGCTCGGCCCCGTCACCGCCCAATATGCCGACCTCATCGACGCGCTCTACAAGCGCGGGCCCACCGAGGCGCGCCCCTATGCCGAGTTCATCGCGAGCGCCGCGGTGTCGCGTCCCTCGCCGCTGATCACACCCGAGCGGCTGGCCTGGGTGATGACGGGCATCGGGCTGCGAGAAACCGCCTGGGGCACGTCGAAGGACCTGGACGTGCTCGGGCCCACCGGCACGGGCGACTTCGGCGCGCGCCATCGCCGGCCGAACCCGAACCTCTTCAAGGTGCCGCCCGTCTACCAGGGCGTCGCGAACCTGCCCGACGAGCACGGCCGCGTCTATGTGCTGCCCATCCACGGCCGCGGCTGGGGCCTCGGGCTCATGCAGCTCGACTGGGAGATGGAGAACGAGCGCGCTCAGGTGCTCCTACCCAGCGGCGCGCCGGCCTGGACCGATCCGCGATTCAACATCGAGGCGGGCACCGAGATCTTCCTGGAGAAGCTCGCCGCGCTCGGTGTCGAGCGGCAGGCCATCGCGGCCTTCAATTGCGGCGTCGGCGGCGTGCGCGCGGCGCTCTCCGCGGGGCAGAACATCGACGCGAACACGACGGGCGGCGACTATTCGCGCTGGGTGCTGGAGAAGCTGGCCGGGTGGGGCGCTCCGGCGGTGGCGGCGTGACCTGCCAGAAGCATCCACACAGCTTGCCGGAGACGGCATTCGACTGCCGGATGCGCGAGGTGAACAAGCGGCTCTCGCGCGAGCTCATGAAGCAGCGCAACGGCTGGGAGCGCGTGGTCTATGCGCCGCCGATGTTCCGCGAGCCCGACCTGACCCGCGACGAGGTGCCCGTGATGCACTTCTTCGGCGCGAGGCGGCGCCCGTGAATTACATCGAGTGGACCGACGCAGACGCCGCGATCGCGAAGCTCGTCGCATCGGGGCTCCTGGCGGTGCTCGGGCTGCTCGTCGTCTTCGTGGCTGGCGTCCTGGTGCTCCGCGCGCTCGGCGTCACCTGGCGCGACGTGGTGGAGGAGATCGGGGGAGAGTGATGGCCAAGCTCCGATGCGCCAATGTTATTCCTCTTGGCGACGGCATCATTGCTGGCGTGCAGTTCGACTGCCCCAAGCATCCGGGGCGCGTCCATGCTGTCAACTTCATGCCGCCGATCAATCCGTTCGCGAAGAACATGCCGGATGTCGCTGCGCTTATGGAGAAGGCTCTCGTCGCAGCAACGGCCGGCAGGTTTCACCGTAGGATTTCTGGCGAGACGCTGGACACGCTGACGCTCGCGCCGTCTGTGGGCTGTGCCGCCGGGTGGCTACCCGGAAAGCCTGAGTGCTGCCACGGGGTCATCATCAACGGAGAGTTCAGAGGCTCCTGACCCAGCACTCGCCCCGCGCGTTCCCCACGGTTTACCCAGCACATCGATCCCGGGTGTCAGTTAGACCGATACCAGGGCCACGGGGAGCGCGTGGAGTGGGAAGATCCGCGCGAGGTGGTGCCGCTCGTGACGGAGACAGGCGTGCGGATGGTCAGGGCGCTGGAGACGTGCGGCGAGGATGCGGAGCCGTGTCCGCCGATGGCGCCCTAGCGACCCAGCAACGCCTTGGCCTCGTGCGATGGACACCGCCACTCCCCGTCACCAATGCTCTCGCCGTTCGGGTAGCAGGCGGCGCAAGCATGGTCCTGGGGCATCCCGTGAATTGTCGCCGCGTCGAGCATGCGCCCGATGACGCCAAGCAGTTTCTTCACTTCGGCCTGGTGTTTGATCTGCATCTGGTAGCGCGCCATCGCCGGACCCACGAGCCGTGCGACCTGTTCCTCGTCCACGTCGGCCTCAACGTTCGGGTCGCCGTCCAGTGCGAGATCCCGGGCGAACTCGGCGAGGGCCTCGGCGTGCTCCGGGTGCTTGGCCGACAGCGACTCAAGTTGGGTTGGGTCGTTGGCTAGTTCCAAGGTCAATTCTTCGAGCATGGTTATTGTGGCCTCCACTGATGTGCCAGTCGGCGCCGCAGGAGCACTGAGCATCACAGCAGATGTCGGAGCCCTTCCACTGCACCCAGACGTGCGGCGTTCCGGGCGAGGGCCGAGTCTCTCGTTGCATTGGGGTCGTCATTTGCTCTCCCCGCCCGTGGGCGGACTGCGGTAGGGGTTCAGCGGGCACGGCACGACGTTGAGCCAGTCGCAGCATTCGCCCATGTCGCGTTCCATGTGGACGCGCTGCCAGAGGTGCGCCGCCTCCTCCATGAGCCTGCCGTAATCGAAGGCGAGGCCACACGCCTCTTGCCGCTCCCGATCGAAGGCGCTCTTGAGACTCTCTGCCTCGGCCTCCAGCACCTCGGCATCCATCAGCCACGAGGTCGGCGGCACATAGCGATCGCGCATCCACTTGCGCGCTTCCGGGCCGTGGTTGAATGGCCACGCGTCTTCGGGGATTGCCGCTCGGATTCGCTCGGACAACTTCTCCGCCGTCGGAGCCCTCGGCTCTTTCACGTCCATGTCAGTCCTCCTTCATGCTGGCACAGGGGCCGCACTCGGCGTCGCAGATGTCGCCGCAGTGGCACCAGCCCTTGCCATTGGGCGTGGCGTCGAGCGTGTTCTCCAGCTCGCCAATCTCTCGGCCTGCCTCCAGGAGCGCGCCGCACGCGGCGTTCACGTGGTCGTGGGCGATGGGGTTGCCGTCGACGCAGAGGGCTTCGTTCTCCGCTTCAAGGGCGGCGATGTGGGCGAGCAGGGCGGGAACGTCGGCGATGAGCGCGCGCAACCGGGCGCCCTCCCGAAGCACGAGCTCGAACTCGTCTTCTGCGAACGCAGACGGTGGCTTCGCCGCGGACCGCTCCCTCACGGCCTCCAACTCCTCCGCGCTCATCTTCGCCGGCTTGGTGGTGGGCATGGTCACTCCTTCTCGGGGGCGGCGGGTGGGGAAACCTCGATGCCGGCCGAACGGGCGCGGCTCTCGTATCCAAGCTCGTCGCAGACGCCTCGGCAGAGCTTCCACGGACGCCAGCCACAGGGGAACACGGCGTCCTCGACTCAGACTTGGCCTGTGCGCACCTGCTCGAGGATATCGAGAGACTCCGGATCGGGCGGGTAGTGCGCCGAGGGGCATGGCCCGCACGGGCGATCGTGGACCTCGGTCGGGCGCTCGGCGGGGACAATCGAGCCGCAGACGATGACGCGGGTCATGGCTCCCTCGCGGGCCGGCGCGGTCGATTGCGCTTACGAACCTCAAACGTGATGGTTGGCCCATTCCAAGGCCGGCCGTTGATGAGCGCGTAGATCTTCTGTCCGTTGGGGCGATCAAGGCTGGCGTCGCCGAGGAAGCCTTCGTAGAGCGCAGACATCTCGTCCCAGTTGTCGATGACGCGCTTCCACTCGGCAGACAGGGCCGCAACCTCGCCGAGCCGGCTACGCCACTCCGGAAACTGCTTGATGAGCTTGTAGCAGCGCGAGAAGTCGTCAGCATCGACAGGGGCGCTGCCGGTGCTAATCACGCGCCCTGCGTCGAGCCCACTCAGCACCTCCCACATGGTCGCGGACGAAGCGCCGACCTCGCCGTGGATGAGCCACTCGTAGTAGCGGAGTTTTTCTGCGTCGGTCATCGGTTCGTTCTCCTCTTCCCCTTCCTCTTCGCCGCCGGCCGATGGCACAGGCCCGCGCGGAGGATCGCGATCACCTCGTCCACCGTGAGCCCGTAGTCCGTGGCGAGGAAGCCCTCGCGATCGCCCGCAAGAAACCGGCCGCAGATGACTCGATCGCGGGCGGTGTTGGGGCCAAGAGGGGCGGGCTTCATGGGCGGTTCCTCTTTCTTGACGCTTTCGCCGCGTCCCTCTTGCGGCGGCGGGCGTCGATCTTCTTGCGCTCGGCGGGGGTGTAGTAGACCTTGGCTGCGGGAGGCAGGCTCCAGTGACGCACCTCGACGGATGGCTTCGATTCGGCCACCAGCAGGGCCGCAAGGGCGGCGGGCGGGAGGTGGCGGATCATCGCCCACCGTCCGAGCGGGGGCGGATGGAGATGGCGACGGCGCGAGATCGACCACCTAAACCCCCGCGCTTCCTTCGCCCGGGGACAGCGGGGACAGTCCGGCTCGAGCCGATTTTCGTTGCCGCCGAATCGCTCTTTCGCAACCCCGCGTCACCACGAGAGGCGGACTTCTGCCAAGAGCCTCCTGGCGCCTGCGGACACAGCTTCGAGTCCCGTACACCCCGCCAATCACCGCCGCCGTATCCATTCGTGGGTACGGCGGTTTTTTCTTGTCCGCGATCGACTGTCCCCGGGCTGTCCCCGGCCATCCTGAGCAGCTGCCCCTCCAGGCGCTCCACGCGCCAGCAAGAAACCGCCTCGCACAGCGTCTCCCATGGGAAGGTCGTGTACTGCGAGGTCATGTCGGTGGGCGGGTGGGTGAGCCAGTCGATCAGGTCTTTGCGAGCTCCAGCGGCGCGGGTCAGCGACGTGAACGTGCGCCGGGTGTCGTAGGCGCGGCGCTTCCGCAGCCCTACGCGATCAAGGTCCTCATAGAAGCGCTTGAGCACGAGGCTGTTGCTGCGAGGTGCTCCACGGCGCGAGGGGATGATCATGTCGTCGAGCCCCGGCCCGCGATCCTCGAGACGCTTTAGCGCGCGCCACTCGCGCAGCATGTTCTGCCAGCCGGACAGTTTCCATTCGGCCAGCAGTGACGCAAGGGCAGGGTGGACGGGCAGGTAGCGGGTGGTCTCCGTCTTGGTACCCTTCACGCGCTTGCGCTTGCGGTCCATGGCCTTCGACACAGCCAGCCGGCCTAAGGGCTCGGCGCGCGTGTCGTAGTCGCCCCAGAGCAGTGCGGCGCCTTCTCCGGGCCGCATGCCGGTGAGGAAGTGCAGCGCGTACCAGACGCGGCGATCGAGCGGGATTCGCTCGTCGGAGATCAGCAACTCCACCTCGGGCGTCGAGAACACGGCCGTCGGGCGCCAGTTCGGATTGCGGTCCTTCTTCGGCGGGAGATCGCCGCGCTTGAGGATGCACGGGTCACGCATCAACTTGCCGTCCGCCTGTGCATCATGGGCGAGTTGGCGGATCACTGTGTAGATGTGACGAACCGTTCGCGGCGCCAAGACCTTGCCCGTACGCTTCGACTCCTTCTTCTTTAGCCCGCGCACAAACTCCTGCGTGTGCCTCGGCTCCCAGTCGGCGAGTACCACGTGGCCGAGCGCGGGCAGCACGTGCTGATTCAGCCGCGCCTCGTCGTCGCGGTAGGTCTCAAGGTCTCGGTGCATCCGATCCTTGAGCCAGCCATCAGCGTACTTGCGCACCGTCAGCGGGCCGCGGTCGGGCTTCTCGCCCTTGCCCGTGAGCGCCGCGATCGTGCCCTCGAACACCTCAAGCGCGCTGGCGCGGTCGCGCTGGCCTGTGCTCTCCCACGAGCGCTCACCGGCCGCGTTGCGATAGCGCATCCACCAGAGTCCGCCTCGCAGATAGATGCCCATCAGCTCGCCTTCTTGGGTTGCTTGCCGAGGATGCGACGAATGTTGCTCTCGACGGAAGATCGCTGCTCGGCCGGGTCACGCCGCTTCAGACGCGCCAAGAACTCGCGCAGGTCTTCGGCCTGCACCAGGTAGACGCGCCCGCCCGGAGTGAGGCTCGCGACCAGTTCGCCCGACTTGATCCAGTCTCGGATCGTGGACTCCGGCACGCCCGGAAGGAAGCGTGTCGCCACCTCGGCGATCGTGTAGCCCAAGGCGTCGTTGTGGGCAGAGCGCTCGAGCTCGGCGATTCTTCTCTCTAGTTCGGGCAGGCGCGCGGCCATGGCCTCCAGTTCGGCGAGCGTCATCCTCCCCTCCCGCCCTCGTTGACGGCGCGGGTCATCGGTACACCTCTTCCGCGTTCAGCCGGCGGCGCCACTGCACCAGCACGCGTTCGTAAACATCCGCCGGCACCTTCCAAAGCCCCTGCGCGCCTCGGCACGCCACCGGCTCGGGCAGCTCGACCACATCGGCCAGCGTCCAACCCACCGGCCCGAAGAACCACGGCGAGGCGGATTCGGCGACGAAGCCGGTCACTCGGGCGACGGCGAGGATTGAGCCGCACTGGTCACCCATGGCGCCGATGGAACTCGGCAGCGGCGCGCGGCAATTGACGTGAGCGAAGCTCGTGTTGCTCGCGACCTCGGCGATGTCCCACTTCTTCCCTGCGTGAATCGCGAGCCAGTTCCCCACCAACGATTGCGGCGGGCGCCAGGAGCGGTTCTCGATCGGCTTGTAGCCCTTGGCGATGAACCAGGCCCAAGGCTGGTGGATCGTCAGGGCGCGAAGGTTGGCGCTCACTTGCCGCCTCGGGCGTTGATCGCGACGGCGGCGGCGGCGGCCTCGGACCTCGCTTCTTGCTCCGCCTTGAGCTCGGCCCGGATGAGCTCGCGCAGGCGCGGCCACACGCGTTCGAGGAACGCGTCGAGTTGCTCCGGGTGCGAGTACGGGAACTCGTGCACGTCCGTGACCTCGTGGAGCTTGCCCTCGAAATTCTCGTTGGGCACGCTGTAGCGATAGGTCTTCACTTGCCACCTCGGGCTTTGATCGCGTCCGCGATGGCGCGAATATGCACCAGCACCGACCAGTCCGCGGCTGGACTACCAGCGTATTGATTGAGTACGCCGACGATCTTGGCCCTTTCCTCCACCCGCGCCGCCTCGATTGCAGTGGAGGCGCAGGCCACGCAGACGATCGTGTGCCCCGTCGACATGTCGACCACGCCCTCGATTGGGTGCTGGCAGTTCTCCAAAATCTTTTCAGCGTTCATCGCAGCACGTCCTTTCCCGGCTCCCAGTCGCGGACCTCGACGGCGCACTCGAAACCCTTGCGGCTGTCGGGCGTGATGAACGCTTGGCACCGGCACAGCGAGCCATCGCCGTTCGTGGCGTAGCAGCCGTGGTTGCCGATCTCGCTGTGAGACGTGGCGTCGTGGCTGCACTCGCAAATGACGGTGGAAATGAATCGGTAACTCATCGTTCCCCCTTCCGCGCGGCACGGGCGCGCTTGGCCTGAACCGGCACGGGCCACACCGCTGCACCTGGCATCGGCACGCCCGAAATGGACATGATGGCGCCCCACGCCTCCACCTCTGTCTTGTAGGGGCCGGCGCTCCTGATTCCGTCGCATCGGGCGAAGTATTGAACCGGCTTCATGCCTTCCTCCGGGCGCGCTTGACGGAGCGGGTGGACTCGGCCGCGACCATCAACGCGGCTACCGCCTCACGGTCCTTGCGCGGGAGTCGCGTCTCCTTGAGCTTCAAGAACGCGTTGGCTATGCGCTCGCTCTCTTCGGGCGTTGGAATGCAGTAGCAGGATCGATCCAGCTCATTGCATTTGGTGCAGCGTCCGCTTCCGCCCGGAGGCGCCGGCGAGACAAACGCGGGGCATGGGCAATAGGTCCACTCGACAGGCGGTGGCAACCAGCGCCCGCTCTTCCCCTTGCGCCTTGGCGTCTTCGGCTGCGGCGGCGAGCACCGATGTGGCGCATCCTTCGCGTGGCGCGCTTCCATGTGTCCGCAGTGGTCGCAGCGCGGCTCCGTCGAGTCGGGCACGATCCGCGCCGCCGCCAACAACGTGCGCTCTCGCTCTCGCTCGAAGTCGAGACACTTGCAACAGAGGTCCCAAGAACTCCACGGGGCTATTCGCCGCTTGTCCAAGGGCGCCAACGCGAGCATGCCGCAGACAGGCCGCACGTCACGGAAGAAGTGCGCTTTGTGGTGTCGATTCTCTCTGTACCAACCGGTCCCCTCCTTCTCTTCCGGGCTCACTTGGACTCCCCCTCGCGGGCGGACACTGCCTCGATCGCCGCATCCGCAGCAGAGAGCCAATCCCGAGACACGTCCTTGTCGTCACACTGGCCAGCCCTGTACGTGGCCCACACGCGCCGCTGAATCTCGCGCGGCACCATGCGCCAGTGCTTCAGGCACATCAGCATTTCAGGCTTGGTGGCGACGCCGCAGCCCCGCGCGTGGCAGTGATGCTCGTCCCGCACCCTGTGGTTGCCCTCGTGGCCCTTGGGCTTGCCGCACCGATACCCGCGCGGATGCACCACGTCGCAGAGGTCGCTCACGACTTTTCCCCCTCGCGGGCGGACAGGGCCTTGTCCTTGGGCGCCGGCTTCAGCATGCTCCAGCGATCGGCGCAGGAGATGTGGGCCGGGCGCGAGCCGTCCCAGATGCAAGCGTGGTACTCCGGGACGGGATCGCCACAGATGAAACAGCGACCTTCGAGAGGTGCGGGCGCCGGCTTCGCGGCCTCGGGCTGGGGCGCCTTCTCGTTCATCCTCGCCAGCGCCTCCACGTCCCTCTCGCACCCCGCGCAGCCGTCGACGTGGATGGCGTGGTCGCAGGCTGGGGAGGGCTGGGGCGACGCGGAGGGCGTGGCAACGGCGACGGCTGGTGTGGATCCGATCTCACCTAGTATGGATCGAACGGGAAGTGTGGACTTGCAGTGGCAGGGATAGGATCCGTGGCTGAAACTCGTGGTCGCGCCGCAGGGTCCGTCGCCGTGCGGCGGGTGAAAACATTCGCCGCAGTATTCGATCCCCTCGCGGCAGCGCACGGGTTCGGGCCTGTAGATCATCCCGTAGCCGTCACCACCGGGGATGCTGGGACCGCGGATGCTCTTCATCTCCGTCTTCGCGCCCACCGTCTCGGCGGGGCTGGGGGCAGAGAGGGCGGCGTCGATACGACGCAGGTAGTCCTCGCGGGCCACCGAGGCGATGTGCATGTCGGGCTCAGCGGCAATCTCGCCACGCAGTCGCCCCAGTAGTTCCCGCGCCCGGGCGAGATCGGTCTCGACCTTGGTCAACGCGGGGAGGTTCACGCGCAGGGTCCGGCTGCATCCGTCGCACACCGTGTCGACAGTGCGGACGCCCTCCGCGCGCAGCCGGTCGCGCTCGTCTCGGGCCAGGTTGAGATTGAAGGTCGCGCGATCCCGTTCTTTCTCCGCCGCCGCGGCTCGGGATTCGGCGGCGGCGAGGCCGCGCTGGTACGCCTCCTCGCAGACGCGTCGCATCTCTGCGGCGGCGATGAGGAACTCGCCGGCCGTGGCGTTGACTTCGATGGGTCGGCCGTCGACGGGGTCGCGTCCGTTCGCACGGAGGTCTTTCAGAGCTTCACTCATCGTCGTTCTCCGCGGGCTTCCTGCACGCCCGCTTGCTGGCCTGCTTCTTCCTGTCCTGATGCACGCCGGCCTTCGTGGCGCCGTTGATCACGCGCACCAGGGTCTCGTCGCGGACCCGGATCTCCGAGGCGCGGATGCGCTTGGGCTTCATCGCACGGACCTCACGCGGCGCCGCGACTCGCGCACGTGCTTCTCGAACGCCTGGTCGGCGAGGACCTTCGAGGCCAGCTTCCCCGACGCCCAGCCGCAGGAGCAGCGGACCGCGGCGAAGCTGACCGCGCCGCCGCTGGTGACCTTCCCGTTGATCTCGATGTCGATGGCGCCGATTGAGAACGACGCCGTACGCTCGTGCTTGGTGGCCATGGCTACTCGTCCTCCAGCCCGGCCATCGCCCGCGCGCCCTGGACGAGCAGGTTGATGTTTGCGGCGACCTGCCGCCCGGTGTGGTTGTTCTCGAACGCTGCGGAGATGGTGAGGTCCAGCGCCTGGAGCAGCTCGTCGAGTGCGTCCGTCGCGAGGCACTGGTGCTGCTCTTCTGGCTTGGTGGTCTTCATGCGGCCCTCTGAAACTTCGGGTACGGGAGCGTGGGCAGCCGCTCCAGGTCTCGACGCGCCGAGCGCTGCAGCGCCCACGCGTACTTGTGATTTCCGGGGTGGCGGATCCCGCGTGCGACGCGCGGCAGCTCGCGCTCAAGCCAGGCTCTCGGGTCGGTGCCGATGCCCTGCGCAGACGCGCCCGCGGCGATGAGCTGACCTGCGATGTACCGCCAGCCCCGCTCCAGGTTGCGGAGCTTCGAGAGCGCGCGGGGCGCGAGCAGTCGACCATCCGCGAGCAGGCGCAGCGTCGCCGGCCGCCCGCGGCCCAGGTACACCGCGTTGTGCGCCTGGTAGATGGTTCCGACGTGGCCACCGAAGATCACCGCGCCCGCCGCGGTAGTGCGGGCGACCGGGTCCGAGAAGCTCACAACGCCACGTAGACCTTCGCGCCGGAGCTGCTCGAAGCAGCGCGCCAGGAACCAGGTCTCGCCGTTACCGGGCACCCGGTCGAGGAGCACGAAGCGACCAAGCTCCACGCTGTCGGTGGCGCTGCCCGGGAAGACCTTGGTCAGGGTGCGGTCGTTGCTGGGGTGCGAGAAGACGGCCACGCCGACGAACTCGCCGCGCTCGAGGAGCCCGAAGCGGAAGCGTGCGGCCGGGTAGCTGGCGCTGTAGTGGTGGCGCTCGACAAAGGCGCGCGCGAGCGAATCGGAGCCCAGGGCGGCGACCTCAAAGTCGCCGGTTCGGATGACCTCGCCGGCGGGTCGGTAGCTGTCGCGGCGCTCGCGCCAGCGCTGGGCCAGGGTGGTGATCAAGCGGCGCTCCGAAGCAGCTCGCGGGGCGCATTCGCGCGAACGATTGCCTCTGCGTGCTCGGGGCAAACGGAATTCCCCACAAGTTTGACCTTGCCCTCTTCGGTGTTCGCGGCGCTGAGGTCGTAGCCCTCGGCGAACCTTCCGAACTGCGCGCGCAGGAGCTCGTGCCAGCGCAACATCCGCAAGCCGATGTCGACGATCTGGAACTCGACGCCGTGCACCGTCACCAGGCCCAGCCGGTGCCGCGTGGTGATCGTGCGCAGCGGGTCGAAGAGCGATTGCCCCTCGTCGTTGCCGTAGTAGACGGCGAGGAAGGCGCGCACCTCGGCAACGTGGTTGCCCTGCGCGGAGATGGTGGGCATCGGCTCGCGCGGATCTGCGCTGTGGCAATCGCCGCGGAACTTCACGAGCGTCGCCGCCGTCAGCGCATGGTGGTCGCGCGCCGTGATCGTCGGCAGCGGGATCTCCATCTGCGTGCCGACCATGCCGCCGAAGAAGCGAGCGATGAACGCGGTCACAAGGGCGTGCTTCTGGCCGGTGGCCATGACCGTGCCCAGGGGCTCGTGGATGTCGAGGTAGCGCGGGCGCTGCCCGGGGCGCTCGCCGTAGCCGGTCTGGACCAGTGTCGGCGCGACCAGGGCGTGCCCGCGTCGCTGCGCCGTCACGGTGCTCAGCGGCTCCCGGATGGACGCGCTGCGGTCCTCGCGTCCACCGTGATTCACCTGGACGATGAACGGCTCCGCGCTCTCCAGGACGAAACGCCGGATGCCCTGCGCCACGCGCCAGAGCGTCTTCTCCGCGAGAGGCTTCTTGCGGTCGAAGATCGACGGGCAGGGCAGGGACCAGTCGATGCACTCGGCCGCGGCGCGCTGCGGCTTCAGCCCGCGCCCGTGGGTTGGAGCTGGCCAGCGGATGGGCTGTCCGTCTCGACGGGCCACCAGAAAGAGGCGCTTCCGGCTCGTGGGCGCACCGTACTCGCTCGCCACCAGTACCCGGTGCTCGACGTCGTAGCCCAGCGCGCGGAGCTGGCGCACCCAGCGGTCGAACGACTCGCCCTTTCGCGCCTTGATGGGCATGTCGCGCTCGTCGAGCGGGCCCCAGTCGGCGAACTCCTTCACGTTCTCCAGGAAGATGATTCGCGGCTTCACCGCCGACGCCCACCGCACAACCGCCCACGCCAGCGAGCGCTTCTTGCCGGACCGAGGCTTGCCGCCCTTCGCCGCGGAGTGATGGGTGCAGTCGGGAGACGCCCAGAGCACGTCCACGCTGCGGCCCTTGGTGGCGGCGCGGGGCTTCACCTTCCAGATGTCGGCCTCGAGGTGGAGCGTGTTCGGGTGGTTCGCTTTGTGGGCAGCCAGGGCGATCGCGTCGTGGTTGAGCGCGATGTCGACGGAGCGCCCAAGGGCGGCCTCCAGCCCCGTCGAGGCGCCACCGCCACCGGCGAAGAGGTCGACGATGAGACCTGCGCTGTCGCTTCCGATGTCCATCGCTCTTCTCTCGCTCACGGCAGGCTCAGGGGTTGTGGCCGGCGCCCGCTCCGACGGGCGACCGGCGTGGGACATGCGCGCGAGGAGGGCTACGCGCTCGCGCCGGGCTGCTCGTCGCTCGACGCAACGGGCTCGACTGCCTGCGGCCCGCTGGCTTCGCCGTCTTCGATGACCACGGCCGCGTCCTCGGGTTTGCCGACGACCTCGAGCCAGGCCTGCATGTCGTTGGCCTCGCAGAACCGCTCGAGCTCGGCCATCGAGTCCTCGTCGAGCAGCGAAGCGTCTCGAATGAGGAAGACGCGGAGCTTGGGGTTCTTCGCCTTGGCCATGGCCAGCGAGACGATGAGTTGCTCAGCGGCGCTGGACTGCTCGAACGGGATGCCCTGGTAGGTGAGGCCGTCCTCGCCAAACCCGAGCCCAGCGACGGGGAAGGGCGCCTCGGCGATGAGCTTCTGCCGCTGGGCGTCCAGCGCGTCGATGCGGTCCGTCAGCCCCGCAGACTGGCCACTGAGTTTCAGGTGCTCAGCCACCGCCACCGCGCGCGCCTTCTTGGACCGCACGCGTCGGTTCGTCTCCTCGACGTCGCGCAGCTCCTGGTCGACGACGGCGAAGTCCGGGTCCACGAGGTTGGCGGCCGATTGCTCCGCGGCCGCGTGCGCGGCCTTCGCTTCATCGAGGGAAAGTTTGGAGCCGCGGGCGCTCTTCTCGGCGAACTCCAGTTCCTTCCTGAGCCGCTCGATCCGCTGGAGCACCTCTGCATGGCCGCGCTCGTTGATGGCCACCACGCGCTTGGCGTCCTCTACCTTGCCGCGCCGCCGGTCGTTCTCGGCTTTGAGCTCCTGCATCAGCTGGCGCTCCTGCAGCAGGTCCTGGATCGAAACCTCCTCGTCGGGCGCCTGCACCTCCGGCAGCCCGTCCAGCCGGACCTTCGCGGCCGCGGCGTCGCGGTTCACGTGCGTGCGCTGGTCGTAGGCGCCCTGGCGCTCGCCGTCGATCTTCGACGTGTCGATGCCCACCAGCTGGCGCACGACCTCGAGCTGGCGCGCCGGCTTCTCCCGGAGGAACGCGACGGGGTCGAACGCGAGCTCGTTGGTGAACTTGTCGAGGATGGCCTGCGGCGACGGGTAGACCGCGCCGTACTTGGAGCGCACCTTGAGGTAGGTGCCCTTCGACGTCCAGGTGCGCTCCACCACCAGGTCGCCCAGCTCGGCGACCACGCGGGCCTTCTCCTCGCCCTTGCGGATCATCTTCGGCTGCTGCGCGTCCTTGCCCGCGAACAGCGCCTCGATCGCGTCGAGCAGGCTGGTCTTGCCCTGCTTGTTCTTGCCCGCGACCTTGATCACCGCGCCGGTGGGGTTGATGGCGACGGCCTTCAGGCGCTTCACGTTCTCGGCTTCCAGCCTCACGATTCGCATGGTCGTCTCCGAATTCAGGGGGTGGCAGCAGCGGGCGCGCCATCCACGGCGGCCGGCAGCGCGGCGGGCTTCGGCTTGTGCTCACGGAGCGAGACGCCCGGCCGCATCACGACGCCGCCGGCGGCCTCGAGCTCCTCAAGGACCTGGCGCAGCGCCGGCGCGACCTTCACGCCGCTGCGGTGGCGCACGATCTCCAGCGCCCGCTTGATGCTTGCCTGCGACGCCGCGCGCTCCACGGCCAGATCTGCGATGTCACGGCCGTGAAGCTTCTCGACGACCGCGAACGTCTTGTCACCGTCGAGCGACTTCTTCTCGGTGGCCACGGGCCCGTAGAACAACCCGTCACCCAGATCGATCGGGTGCTCGCCGGCCCAGCCGCGCAGAGCGCCCTCGACCAGCTCGAGCGCATCCTTGGCCATCTTCAACTGCGCGTACGCGCGCGCCGCGAGTTCCGGCGTGAGGCGCGCGCGGATCTCGTCGGCGACGTCCCCCGGCTGCGTGGCCATCCGCGCCACCAGCTGCACGTACGCCGGGCAGTGCGGCCGGCCCGGGCAGTGGACGCACCAGAGCCCGGTGCGAACGTTCGGCGCAGCACCGGCAGCGACGCGGGCGCGCTCGGCGGCGGCCTGGTCGCGTGCGGCGAGGAGCTGCTCCTCGATGGCCATCAGGTCCTCGGGCCCGAACTCGGCCTCGTCGAACCAGGGCGTCCGGTCGTCGCGGGTGCGGATGATCGCCACCTTCGCGCGGGTGAGCCCGTACGCGCGGCATGCGGCGAGCGCGAGGAACCGCAGCTGCATGTTCACGCGCGCCGGCGGCAGCTCGGCCCAGCCGGTCTTGAAGTCGGCGACGAGCGCGGTCTCGTTCTCGATGCCGAGCACGTCGATCGCGCCGGGCACCTCGGTGTCGCGGATGTCGTAGCGCCGCTCGAGGTTCTGCCCGAGCTCGCGCGCCTCGCCCGTCTCGAGGTCGTACGCGAGGGCGACCTCGGGTCGGAACCTGCTCGGATCCACCGGGAGCAGGTCCAGCGGCAGCGCGGCGCAGGCCTGGTGGTACTCGGGCGTTTGCTCGAGCACGAGCGCGAGCGCTGCCGTGTGACCCATCGCCGCGCAGTCGGCGAGGAACTTGTGGAGCACCTGGCCTCTGCTGGCCGCCTCGGTCTCACTGTCGACGCGGGGCAGGGTGGTCGAGCCAGGGCAGTGCACCGCGCGGTGCAGCCCGCTGGCGGAAGGGAGCTCACGCATGAGCGGTTCCGTTCTTCGCCTTGGCGAGCGTCGCCTGCTTGTTGGTGTACGCCTCGATCGCGCGCTTCTTCTCGGCCGCCGGGAGCGCGGAGATCGCCTTGAAGGCCTTCCGCATGCCCGGTCCGTCGGTCGCGGTGCTCACCAGGTCGAGGGCCTGCGCCAGCGGGGACCCGGCGTCGACCGCGCCCACGGGCTTCTTGGGGAACTCCACCACCTCGGCAGCGGGCGGCTGAGGCTGCTCGACCTGGCGATCTTGAGGGGCCTCGTTGGCGACGTGCTGGCTCTGCTCGTAGACCGCAGCGGGGTCGATCTCCGACACGGGCGCCGGCGCGGTCCGGGCGGGATCAGCTAGCAGGACGTCGGGCACATGCGCCGCGTCCTGCGACGCCGCGGGTGCGCTCCACGTAGCGCCGGGCGCCTCCTCCGGCGGGTGGAACTCGGTGGCGATCGCCTCCTGCTCGTCGGGCGACTCGTCCTCGCCGGGAGCGGCCAGGAGCTTCATGTACTCGGCGCGAGCGGCGTGGATCTGCCGCGCGTTCACCAGCCGGAGCTGAGCCAGCTGGGCGCCGAGCTTCTGCGCCTCGGTGAGGTCGACGCCGCGGAGCTCCACGTGCACCACATAGACGGTCGACGGCTTGCCCTCGGGCGCCACCTGCTTCGGGCGCACCACCATGCGGAGCGGCAGGCCCTGGAGCACGCCACCGGTGAGCTGCTGCAGGTGCACCAGGCAGCCGTAGAGCTGCTCGAGGCTGATGATCGACGTCGTGCGGAACTTGTAGACGCCGCCCATGCGCGCGTCGCCCAGGGCGATCACGCAGTTGAAGGTCGAGTGCGTCTTCCAGTTCGCGTCCTCGTGCTCTCCGTTGCACGGACGCGATACAGGCTCGGCGAGCGCGTTGCCGTCTCGGCCGGTGAAGTAGGTGCAGACCTCTTCGTCGCAGGACGCGGAGATCTGTCGGCCCGCGTAGAGGCAGTGCCGCGAGAGGAGCACCTCGTCGACGTCGTCGGAGAGCAGCGCGATCGGGATCTCGCGGAGCTTGCCATCCGGGCTGCCGTGCAGCTTCACGAGCTGCTCCATCAGCTGCTTGTCCGGGATGTAGTTGCCGACCTTGTCTCGCTCCAGCGTGGTGATCAGGAAGTGATCGAGCTTCTCCGGCTTCTGCCACGAGGAGCCGCCGCGGCCCTGGCGGACCTGCTCCTCCTTGCGGCCGATCTTGATCTTCCCGAGTTCGGTGACCTGCGGACGGATGGACTTCAACATGACGTGCTCCTGATTCGAGAGAGGGTTCGCCCAGCCCACCGTGCTCGGTGAGACGCGCCGGCCTGCCGGCCTCAGCGCGCCGGCCTATTCCGCCGGGCGTAAATTCAGAGGGGTTTGAACGGTCCGTGGATGTGGCGCGAGAACCGCTGCGCGTTGATGAAGTTCATCGGGTCGCCGCGCCGGCCGCGCCGGTGGCCAAGGAAGAGCAGGGCGACGACTGCGGCGGTGCACGCGCCGGTGAGGATCCAGGGAATCAAGGCAGCACCCCCAACTCCTTCGCCAGGTACAGCGCCGCGTTCAGCGCCGTCTGCACATCCACGCTCGGGCTACCCTGCTCGTGGCCCGCGATGACCAGCGCCTGCATGCGGACGACCTTGCGGAGCGCGTCCACCTGCTGGTGCAACCGCGCGTGCTCGGCCAGGTCGGCGGCGGACGAGAACCCGGCGCGGCAGGTGGCGCAGTAGCCGGCGCTCATGGTTTCACCGCCCACGCCTGCTGCACGTCGAGCCACGCCTCGATGTCCTCGTAGGTGGCGCAGCAGAACAGCCGGCCAAGCGCGGCCAGGTGCTCCCCGTCGAGCGTCGCAACCACATCGCCGAGGGGCAGCTTGCCGGCGCCGTTCCAGAGCGCGAACGCTGCGAGCAACATCACGCGCTCGCCGCTGCTGAGGTAGCCGCCGTTCTGGGCGAGCAGCTCGCACGCCTCTTCGGTGGGACCGCTGTTCTCCCAGAGGCCGCTCTTGCGCACGCGGCCGAGCAGCGCCTTGCAGACCTGGGCGAGCTGGAGATCGTTGCGGAAGATCATGGCGCACCGGCCTTGTCCCCGAGCATCCTCGACATGACCGCATCGGCCATGCGCAGCGGCGCGGGCTTCGGCTGGCACGAGCTGCACAGCATCGTCTTGGGCGTCCCGTCGATGTGCGTGTCGACGAGGATCGGCGAGCCGCAGCGATTGCAGGGGATGGAGATCACGCCGCACGCTCCGGAGCGAGCGCCACGGCCACCAGGTCCACCACCTCAGACAGTCGCTGCCCGCTCACACAAAGAAAAACAGGATCGCCGAGCCGCCCGTTCTTGCGCTCCCAGGCGCTGACGACGATCTCGCCCGCGTCGTTGAGATCCACCTCCACGTCGAGGCTGTCCGTCTGAATGTGCTTCACGGTAGCGGTTTTCATACTTGTTGCCTCCCTTGGCTAAACAGTTACTCAGCAATCACACCGGCTCGCGTCGATGCATCCCGGCGCGTGCCGCACCTCGCACCGCTCCGGCTCGTCCTCTGCCGCCCTCAGCTCGTCGTCGAGGAACCGCTCCCGCTCCGCTCGGCGGCGCGCGTTGCTGGCGCTGGCGAGGGCGAGAACGTCGTCGCCGGTGAGCGCGGCCGGGATGAGGCGGGGGGCG